ACCAGTTTGCCCTCGTCGATGATGAACTCAGCGACCAGAGTGGTGTTCTCGATGTCAAACAGGTCGAGTGAGACAGCCGGGGGATTGAGGCGGAACGTCAGCCGTCCGCTCTCTACTCCCGGCTTCCAATAAGGTCGAACCGTGTATTCTACGGCGAACGTCGCATGTTCCCCCATGAAGATCTGCTTCTCACGATAGATCGTGTCTTTGTCAGCTTCAATAAGTTTCCATTCAACGCCCGTTGTCCCGATATCGTTCATGCCAAACTCGGCCCGCACATGGGTGTAGCCCAGAAGGTCTGGGTCACGCATCCACAGGCCGACGAACGCATCGAGGATTTGCTTGAGGTCTTGCCTTATATCCATATAAGCGCCGCCCAACACATCACATCATCCTCCGGTGGGCCACTTCAGCAGTTTCGCTCGCCCACTTCCGCAGCTCGAAGTGCATCTCTGATGCCAGAGCCGCCTTGCTCTCGTCGCCTTCCTCGGTCGACAATAGTACGGCGAACACCGCCGCTGCCCCGGTGAAGAAGACGTGCTTGAACTCGGCACGATCCTGTGCCGAGACATGCTCCTCCATCACCATGCTCTCGTACTCCTTCCACATCGCCTCGATATGGTTCTTCATGACCCCTCCTTTGTTCCGTCGATTACCTCGATACCAGCCGAGGCGAATTGCTTCTGGATCAGCAGGAAGTCAGCCTGCTGATCGCTCTTAGGTTTATAGTCACCGCGCTCGATCAGTATCAGTTGGTTGCCGTGCTTCCTGAAGGTGAGGAGGGTGCGCGGCACCCCCCACACCCCCTCGTCTGCCAACTGAGCGAAAAGATTTCGGCACCACTCGCGATGAGGATCGGGGCTGCGATGTGCGCCGTCGATCTGCTTGCTCATGATTTCCTCTTGAGTAAGTAGACATTGATGTTCTCTGCGGCACGCGGCTCGAACGCATTGCGGCAGAAGGGGCAAACATACATCGCCCCCTTTTCATCGAGGTTTGGCACGCCAGAGATCCACACCCCGCACGTCCTATGAGGACATAGGACCGCCTCGATCGTCTCGACTGCTGGCAGCATTTGAAGTCCCCGCATCTTTGCGCCCCACAATAGGTTTGTAGTCGTCAGCCCAGAACCCTGCGTCATTGCAGGGTGGTATGAAGATTGGCTTCGGCTTCTCACGCAGGAACAACCGCCGTAGAAACTTCATCATCGCCTTACCCCCATAGGTTCTCTGAACACTGGCATCGTATCCATCCACCAGCTCAGATGAAGTATCGACATGGCAAACGCTGTCATGAAGGTGATGATGCCCCACGCAAGCAGCTTGCGTGGGACACGATATTTTGGTCTGACCAAGCACGGCGCGGTCAGCCACATCGACAGCATGTCGATGGCCAGTAGCATTGCCTCGGGTGTGAACGGCATATCACCCCCCTGTCTTGAGCCAGCGCCCGTCCTCCTGTTTGACGTAGCGCTGCCCTCTACCCACACCCAGTCCCGTGCCGTACCTGCCGAAGCAGGTTTGGCATAAGTTCCCCCAGCCACCGAACGTGGTGGCCGCGTCGTACATCATCTTGTCGAACGGCTTGTTGCAAACGTCGCACTCTTTCGGATCGCCTGCCCAGTATCTCAGCTTGAGCGTCTTGCTCATCGACGTACACCCATTCCCATGCGTGAGTTGCGGTCGGCACGTGAGGCGATCGAGTTGATGCGGTCGATCTCACGCTGCATGGCGATCACCTGATCGGCCAGCATGATCACGGTCTGCTTCAATAGTTCGTTGGTCGGGCCCTCCTTGCGGATGGCGTTGACCAGTGCCTGCAATCGTCGATAGTCCATCATCTTGGTCTCCTTATAGGCATATAAGTCATGCGGTTCTTCCTCCGCGTCTTGATCGGGTTGTCACGGTAGTACGGGTCGCCTTGGGCACGCTCTTGGCGACGTTCGTAAGACGAGAGCTTGTCATGCGCCCGCATGTAAGCCCGCAGCTGGTAGATAAACTCCAAGAACTCATCGTCATCGAGATCATATGGAAATCTCGCCATGTCTCCTCCCTAGTCCATGCGTGAGATTTGCCATGTGTCGTCGGGTGCAATGATCATCACCCAACCATGCGGATAGAGCACGATGCGCTCGTCACGAAAGAACATCGCGCTCTTTGGTCTTAGTGGTGGGTCGCCTTTGTAGAGGAGTTCCCCCGTGATCGTGTCGAACTCGAACCCCGGAAAGGGGTTCCAGCCGCCGATATAGTTCTCGTTGAACTGCTCGGCGGCCGGTCGTGGATCGTCATTGTCGAGAAAGGTCGGGATGATGCCCCAGTCCTCGGGCTCACCGCCCACCATGACGACAACGAGTGTTTTCATAGCTGATCCTCCCTCTTGTCCGGTATGCGTTCGTCTTGGCAGATCACATCGTAGCGTGCCCGCTCGTAGGCCGAGCGAGCAAACAGCGCATCCCACGCAAACAGCACCATGAGCCACCAGCCATGACGCGGTGTCGGCTTGACGTTGAGGTCGTAGACGTCGGGCTCGTTCATCGGTGCCGCCTCGCCAGTTCGAGACGCGCCGGTATCACCTCCATGCTGTTGCAGTAGTTGCAGCATCTCCCCTCGTTCACCGGCCGGGCATTGTTGCCCATGCCGTCCATACGCGTGTGGCATATCGAGCAGCTCAGCTGCTCCTGTGCCAGTCGTGGGTGGATCGGTCCGTTCAGCTTGTAGACGTCGCGCAGCCAGTTGATGCGGTTGACGATGGACTGCATCAGGCTGTCGAGCACCTGCACCTGCTGCGGACCCGTCAGCCTGTGCATGGCGTTGTGGATTGGTTGCAGGCATTCCTCCGTAATCCTGTCGAGGCGCTTCTTGCTGATCGGTCGTGGTGCTTTCATTTGCTGTCCTTCCATGCGTAACCATATGCCTGCATGTTGACGATGCAGTTGAATTCAGGGTCGAGCCTGATGAACTTCTTGCGGATGCGCTTGATGCACGAGCGCACGTTGGTATGAAACCCGTCGTCGCCATAGCCAGCGCGGAAGCCGGGTATGCCTTTCAGTTTGTCGTAGATGGTGCGGTACTCGACATACTCGCCGCGTGCCGCCACCAAGGTGGTGATGATGCGAAGCTCGCCCATGGTCGCGCCGATGCTGACGTTGCGCCAGTAGACGGCACTCTCGGTGATGATGAGGTCGGTTTTCCTCTGCCACCGGGGGCAGCCCGAGCATGGGTTGGTGACGGGATGCGGTGGGTCGACCAGCGCAGGCAAAGCTTCGGCCATCGTTCCATTTACGTTGCTGCTCATGTGGTGTTCTCCCTGCTTGAAGCTCTGAATGTACATCATGCAAAACCGGGGCCTTATATGAATATAAGGCCCCGGCGATCAGTCCCCGCCCACCACCGTCACGTTCCCTATTAAGGCACGGTGATGGGCGGGCCCTCGGCGTTCGGATCCAATCCAACGCGCAGTTGCGCGGGGGACTTGTCTATGCGCCGAAGCTCTACTCGACCTTGCCGGTGGCGTATGGCCTGCGGGCGATTGACCCGAGGTCAACCGCACGCGGACCGTTCTCCATGACAAGCTTGGTATAGGCGTGAACCACTTGGACGACGCTTGAGGCATCGACGTCGATGGTGCGGGCCCGCCATTCTTCGAGCCATGTCAGTAGTGGCCACGGCTCGTCGCTCTCGTACATGGTGCGAGCCTGTGCCCGCACCTCGGTATGACCCATTCTCATTTGAGTACTCCTCTCTCGATGCCACGCAGGGCATCACCACTGGCCTCGTGTATATCGACCAGTTTCTCCAGCACGCGGCCAATGTCGCGCAGGTGGTTGGCCACGCGCTCGGTGGCCAAGGTCAGCGCCGACAAGTCATCGGCGATGGAGGCAAGCGATACCTCCGGGTGTTTTATGTCTTTACCCACTGGCTTCTCCTTCATGCTGACGTCGCGAAAACACATCACATTTGATGGGGGAATGGGAGGGCCCGGCCTTATATGGATATAAGGCCGGGCACTCGGGCTACTCATCGGCAGGAATGTTGTTCCACACGATGGGCTTCTTGTTCGACTTCGGCGTCTTGGCCTTGGTCAGCACAAGGGGCTTGACGCTCGGACCAGTAGCGTGCGCGAGCGGGCCGGGCGACAGAACCGGACGACGTGACTGCTGCGCCATGTCGATGGTGCGGCGCAGGTTGCTGGCGGCACGCTGCAATAGCAGCGTGCGCACCATCTCAGCGAGGTAGGTGTTGTTGGTGGTGTCGATGCCGTCATAGACGTCACCGATCTGCAATAGGCGAGCCTCAAGGTGGTTGAGGTCGATGTCGATGTTGATACGCATTGGATTAGCCTTTCAGGTGCTGTGCTGGTGGATGATCTCCCCGGTCGGCAGACGCCAACCGAAGCAGGCGGCCTCGAACCCGCACTCGACGGCGAAGCCCCGGTCGAATGCCTGCACGAGGTAGTCACTCATGTCGTTGCCGGTGATCGGGCCCGACGCTGGCTGCTCGATGAAGGCCAGCATTTTGGCGGGTGACGCTGTGCCCAGCACCGCCCTACCAAATCGTTCATAGATGATGATCTCACCTTGGGTGCGGTCGTGCACCTCAGGCGATTGCATCTTCTCGATGTTGTCATCGTTCAGCCACTCGACGCTGCGATCGTGCGCCTTGTCGATGGTCTCGCTGGTTACAGCGAGATTATCGGCGAGCGTTGGCTTCCCGCTGGTTACAGCGGGACTGTCGTCGGGGTCGACGATTGCCTTGATGCGTGCGATCCACTCGGCATCGAGCACGACGGCATCGAGCTTGTTGTCGATCGCTCCGCGATAGAGCAGGTCGAGCAGCTCGTATGCCTTCTGGCCGTAGTCCTCCTTGGCCATGTGCATCTCGTCGTGATAGCAGAACATCAGGTGCAACTCCTCTCCCCGGATGACCCGCTGCTCGTTGTAGGTGCTGCCATAGAGGAAGATCTCACCTTCATCCATGTTGGCGATTGTCTCGATGATCTTGTCATACTGCTCAGCCTTGGCCGCCTGCACGATCTGATCGTCGGACGGGTCGCTGTTGTCACGCTCAGTCATTGGTCATGCCCTCCTCAGGCATCGTTGGTCAGTTTGAGTTGGTTGGTCTGCCAGTCGTCCAGCATGTCGAGCCATCCCGAGGTTTCGTTGATGACGCGATGCAGCTGGATGGTTGTCTCAGCGTTGATGATGCGCACCATGTACTCCTCCCACTTGTTGCGGGCTTTGGTACTGGCACCAATGCTGAACTCGTAGGTGGCATCGGTGAGATAGCTCACTGCTGCCATCTTGTTGGGTAAGAGGTCCCGACGCACATGCTTATGCGTCAGGCCCATCTTCGCCACCTCCTTCTGGAGGTTGCGAAGCCGTATGATTGTCAGGCTCGTTGTCATCTCTGCATTGCTCCTCCATTTGCTCAATCATCATGAACATTGCCTCGGCACTGCGCTCGTCACCGATGCAGGCAGCGCACAAGTTGAATGGCGAGGTGCGCAATCTTGTACGCACCTCGGTCGGCAGGTCGTCATAGCAGTGCATGGTCTCGCGTCCTCTGACGGAGGCGTAGCACAGCAGCTGCCGCTTGATGCGGTTGAAGCGCCTTATAGTCATATAAGGTTTCATGACTGCGCCTCATCCTTCGGTCCGCTTGAACAGCATGTCGACCGCACTGGCCGACATGACTTGCTTGGTCTCACTCTGGGCATGGGCGAATGCACAAAGACATGCCCATGATCTTGCGTGAGCGATCGTCCTCTTGTTCTTGAGCACGATCAGACGCGCCAGCGCCGTCTGCAGCGCCCTTACGCCATCTATGTCGGTGCGTCTGCCCAACACGATGAACGCCCGCAGGTCTTTCGATATGTCGGGGTTGTCGTTGCCCGATCCTTCTTTCATTGCCTGCATCACGGCGGGGGCATCGTCTGGCTCCAATAGTTGGTCGTCGTCCTGTGCACGGGCGCATAGGAACGTAGCCAGTACAAAGCGACCGATTGGTCCGCGCCCATGCTCGCGGCCCATCTGGCGCACGAATGCGAGAACGCTCTCCAGTTCAAACTCTCGGCTGGATACCATTGGCGAACTCCCCTGCCTGCGCCGCAAAACACATCACATTGGCGAGCGGCGGCGCAGGCATAGCCCGTCCGCCAATGTACTTTGAGGTACTTTCTCATTGAACAAGACGCAGGTGTGGCGCACCGAATTTGGTTTCCATCTGCTTGTCGAACAGGGTCATGCCCTCCTCGGCACTCAGCATGGTGTAGCCAAATCGTTCAGCCGATATCGTAGCCGCACGGATGCTGGGCCAGCCGCCGCTCAGCAGCATGAATGCACCACTGGGTGATTGTACAACGAGCATGTACATACCGAGCAGGTTTGGGGTCCACGCAGGATGATCGCTATCCTCGGGGTATGGGATGCAGAAAGCTTTGTTGTTTGGCATGTTGTACTCCGTTTAGTCGAAAGGCCACTTTGGTATGCGGCTGTTCCACCGCACTGCGTATGGCTTGCCGTAGCCACGTTTTATCAGATGCTTTGCTGCCCAATAGGCAGCACCGTCATGGGTTTCCTCCGTCGCTATTCGATGGATAGTCATTTGTGAAACCTGAAACTTTTTCGCGATACTTTTCTTCGTCTCTCCTTTCCAGATACGAATGACAATCTCGATGGCATCGTCGTCACTGAGCTTTCCCATTGTACCTCCTTGCTGGCTTGGCTATTACGGGCGCTAATGCGGGGAAGCCCGCCGCATTTGATGGAACTAATGTCAAGTCGATAAGTACTTGATCTTATAGGCATATAAGGCGTCGTGTACAGTGGATAGATTTAAATGCGTCGGGCTGCGCGGCACAGGTGTGTTCTTAAGGGGGATAGTTACTTTGGGATAGCATTAGTTACTTATACTCACTATGTAATCTCTTAAGCCATCCCCCTATATATCCCGTATTTCCGTATTACATTTATTATTAGGGGGAAAATGCCTTATTTCATTACACTTTCTGCATGTACATGTTAATACGGCGAACCGACGCATTAGCGCCGCATTTAGCATTTGCCGTCCACCATCCGCCGCCATGCCTCAGACGACGAACACATCACATTGCCCGTCCGGGCGAGAAAGTTTCGACTGGACGCGCCGCCTTATAGGCATATAAGGCAGGAGCCGGACGCACGAAAATGCCCGCGCGAGCGGGCGCGGGCAGAAAGTTTTGATTGAACGCACGAAAATCCCCCGCGCTTGCGCGCGGGGGAAGTTTCCGTTTGACTACGCCGTGCCGACGCCGTTGCTGCCATCGGCAGCGGGGGCCAGCAGCGCGGCGAACTTGGCGTTCGCCTCGACGTTGCGCTGGGCAGCGGTCTTACCCTTGCCCTTGCCCTTCGTGCCCTTCTTGGGCTTGGCCGCATCTTCGACGGCCTTGCGGGCCTTGAAGTAGGCGGCAGCGGCGACGCCGTAGGCTTCGACCGCCCTCTTTGCCTCGATCGCCAACTTGGCGAGCGCGGGGTCATCTTTGCACACGGCGAGGAAATCCTTTGCCGTGCCGATCTTGCCGATTGCGTTGACGAGAACAACGCTCGCGGCCTTCAGTTCCGATGACGTGGTGCTGTTGCGCCGCGCCGTCGCCTTCTTCTTCGCGTAGTCGGCCAGCTCCTTATCGGTCGGAGCGGTCTTGTCGAACTCATCCATGAGCGCATTTGCGAGCGCACCCATGTTGGGCATCGACATCATGTAGCTCTCGCCGGGCTGCTTCTGCTCGGCGATCCATCGCGCGACCCGCTTACGGTCGTCGATTTCCTTCCAGTTGATGAACGCGCCGAGGTTGCCGAGCTTAACCAATGCGTTGCCGTATTGATCTTCGCCCTTCAACTTGCCGTTCTCATCCGTGCCGGGACGCTTGCGGTCGCCGACGTAGAACACCGGCACGAACTCCTTTTCCCACACGGGGCGGGCGTCGAACTTCTCCTCCCCGCGCACGGTCGCCGCGATGCCCGCGCCGACCATCTTGATGGCCAGCGTCCGCAGGATGCTGCCATCCGACGGCTTGCTCGCCAGCTCGCGAACGTCCGCGCGGAATTGTTCCGCCGACATTGCGATCACGTTGTCCAGTTCGTCGCCTTCCACCTTGACTACCTTCGCGGCCATAACGGCCTCCTATCGTTTGGCTTATATCCATATAAGCCGGGTTAAAGGGCGGCTTGTTCCCGCCCCATACTCTATGTGAAACGAAACAGGCCGCAGGGCTTGGCTCGTTCCTTATAGGCATATAAGGCCGCGAACCCACGGGGGAGATGGACAGACCGGCCGCCCCCATGCCCGCGCTTTTAGCATCGAAAAAATCTAGGAGTTGAAAAATACAAGTTTCCCTCTTAACATGGCTTCATGGAAACTTGGAAACCTATCAGAGGCTACCCCTATTCAGTGAGCGATCAAGGGAGGGTCCGAAATGACCGAACTGGTAGGATTTTAAAACCCAGTCCAAACACGGGTGGTTATCCTCACGTCATTCTTCACAACAAGGGCGACTATTGGGGGGCCCCAATTCACACACTGGTTCTGAAAACGTTTGTGGGTCCTCGGCCTCCGGGCAAAGAGTGCCGCCACCTCGATAGACAAAAGAGGAACAATCGACTAAACAACCTCTGTTGGGGGACGCGCCATGAGAACCGCATGGATCAGCGTCGCCACGGCACGGACATGGCAGGTGAAAGAAACGGTCGGTCTGTGCTTACGGAGCAACAGGCTCGGAAGATCAAGCAGCTCATTCCGGTCTATGGGGTACGGCCCCTAGCGCGTCTTCTCGGATTGCCACGACATCTGGTGCACAACATTCACATTGGAATTTCTTGGAAACATCTTACTTAACGTTTACGTTTCATGTGAAACAGTGGAGGCTTAGATCGCGTACGATGTGCCCTTGCGCAGTGACCCTGCGCCTCTCCCTCTGAAACCCTCGGTCCTGCTCTTGGTCAACAAACGCCGCCGAGCGGTGTACGTGTCCTACACGACGAACGCTCGTGGTCGGGCGGCGGTGCTGGCTTCGATGATCCGTCACCGCGCCAAGACCAAGCGTAACCACCTGCGCGACATGCCGGACGGAACCATCGGCGAATTCGCCCTGCTGGCGGTCGATGTCGACCTCGCGCCGAGGAAAGCGGCTGACCGCATCGAAAAGTACCAGAAGAAGTTTTTGCGCGACGGCTACCGTCTGTTCGGCGGGCCGCGTTCAGCGGTTCCCCTCGTTGCGCTCAACGGCCGTCGCATGACCTTGGTCGAGGCGATTGCCGAGAGCAAAACCAAGACCGCCTATCAGACGGTCTACCGTCGCATCCAGCGTGGCTGGCCAATCAAGCAGGCTCTCGACATGGAGGAGAGGGGATGAACCGAGGTGGCAACAGCGACCTGCACGACATTGCCGTTGAACTGAAGATGGAAACTGGCAAGGCATGGTTGGTTTCCGACGGCATGCATGAAGCATGGCTGCCGAAGTCTCAATGTGAACTGGAAAAAGTGCGCGATAAGCATCTCTGGATGCTGACTGCGCCGGAATGGCTGCTGCACGACAAGGGGTTAATCTGATGACCGAACCACTGCTCCAATTTTTCGCCTACGCTCACCTGCCCGACCATCTGCAGCAGGTGTCGATACCGTTTTCCGATCTGGCGTCGATCATCGTCAGCACCCTGCCGCGCAACCCCGAGCGAACCACGGCCTTGCGCAAGCTGCTCGAAGCCAAGGACTGCGCCGTGCGCGCCGTACTGTGGAAGGACCCGTCATGACCGAGAAAGAACTGGTTGTCGTCAGCAACATGCTGGGGCTGATGCGCCATATGCGCGATCACTTCGGCTACGACTACCCGCGCTGGCAGCTGCTCGACAGCGTGATCGAGGACGCCGAGCTGACCTTCCCCAAGGAATGGACCATCCATGATGCGCAAACACCTGACCATACCTGAATGCCGGGGCATGCTCTTGGTCATTGCCCGTGAGCTTTGGCGGCAAACCCTCGACGATCAGGCAGCGGCCCGGCGCATCCGTGCCATCATCACTCACATGCATCGGCGCAAGGCGCACAAAGGGCGGCGCACCGCACCGCCGACCTACACCGTCAAACAGAAAATCCTCAATTACAAGAAAACCAACCCCCACCTCAGCAATCAGGAAATAGCCATTGCGCTCAAGGTGTCTTCCGGGCGGGTGTCGGAAGTGCTACATGGCAAGAGGCGGTAGGTTCTCTCTGCCGTCATCCCCTCTACAGGAGAACGCCATGTCTGATCCGACTGCCAGCCAGCTGCCCGCAGCGCCTGCCGAGCCAGCGCCGCCGTCGTTCGTCGCTCCGTCCGGTGGTGCCGGTCAGGGTCTCGATGCCGAGCAACAGGCGGGCCGACAGGCCGCCGAGGCCAACGCCAAAAATCAGGAAGAGGCGCGTGATCGGCGTTCGCGTGAAACCCTCAATGCACGCGATATCGCCTCACGCCGTGAAGCCGCCAGTGATGAGGATGCCGCCAAGCGGGTCGATGCCGTGCGCGGCATGGTCAAGGATCGCCTGCCGCCACCGGGGCCCGGCCTGCCCGAGATTGATCAGGTGGCAATCATCGCCACGATGGACCCCAACAACCCGGTGCTCAACCCCGACATGAGCGAGATGGGGCGCACCCGCAATCTGCCAGCCGGTGCCCGTGTGCCCGCGCCAGTCCTCCCTCAGGACACCGTGCAGACCCAGTTTGCATCGAAGCCGCCGACCGAGGAGCATGCCAAGGAAGGCGCGGAGGTGGCTAAGGGACTGGACGTCTATCCACCGCCCGGCAGCCAGCCGACGGTTGAGCTGACGCCCGAGGAGGAGAAGCAGCAGGGTCGCCTTGGCGGTCCGCAGCCCACCCAGTATCCGGCCGATCCGCTGGCAGCGCCGCAGCAGCCCTACGATCCGCGCTATCCGCAGGGAGGCCCGCGCTAATGGCCGATACCGAGCAACAGCAGGCGCAGGAGCTTTACGACAAGCTCAAGCCCGAGGCGCAGGCGGTCTACATCGACCACATCGTGTCGCGCACGCCGCCCCAGCTGCAGGACGAGATGAAGGCGATCGCGCAGGATGATCTGGGCGGTGCCGAGCCTGATCCGACGGTCGCTATGGTGACGAATGGTGCCAGCGTCGTCGTCAATGACAGCCTCGGTGCTGCCGCACCGGGATCGCCCGGCACGGCGGCCGTCGCCGCCGGATCGCTTACTGCTGTCACGTTGGGCCCGGTTGCCCTGCGGCAAGGCCAGAGCCAAGGCCCCGCTTCGCCAGCGGGCGTGCGCACTGGCACGATCAACCCGAAACGCTAAACACGAGGCTGCGGCCTTCCCATCCGCTTACCCCCCTCGTGCCTGCTCCACCCGGTTGCCCACAACCGGGTGGGGCTCCCATCTAAGTCCATCCACCTGCACTGGGAGCCGGTCGACGATGGGTCTGCGTCGCCATCTCACGCTGCCGCGTCACCCGGCGAGCGATCGTTGTAGCCGTGTTGCCGCTCGCCCCCTGACACAAATACTGGTGCGCGTCGGCTATATGGGACCAGCGGTTCTTGTCGGGGATCGGCTGGCTTTCCCCGATCGTGTTGTACAGGAACCGGTAGCCGCCGTTGAGCGCGCCGACCAAAGTCGGGCACTTCGACCGGTTGATCAGCATGGCGGCGGTGCCGCCCCGGCTCTCGGTCAGGAACCGTTCGACCGCATTGAGACGGGGCTGCAGACGGTTGCTCGGTGCGGGAATGGCCATGAAGCCAAACGAGCGGATAACGTCATACGAGGTAAGTTCGTCGTGGTTCGACTTCGACATTCCTGACGGGTCGAAAATGATGCAGGCCGGGCAGCCGACGTAGGACCGGCCGCCTAAAACCTGTCGGAGACGGGGGAGCTGAAGTTTGAGCCCAATGTCGTCGGCGGGAACCTCCTCGTGCACCAGTAGGCGAGACATGCTGTCAATCTGGCCGAGTAGCGCCCACGGGTCACGACCAAGGTCGAGGCCGATGAGAATAGGGGCACCGGGGATGACAAGGAGTTCGTCACGGCAATGAAACCCTATAAAAAACATCCCACTGTACACCGCCGCGCCGCTGGGATCAGGACCGAATTCTGCCATTACATAACGCTTGACCCACGCCGGGTTCGTACTCGTACTAAGCCGCAGATAGTATTCTCGCCCCTTCGCCAAGCGATCTGGATGATCAATCGGAAGTTTCAGGGTGTCCGGGGTCTGCAGCAGCCAGTTAAGATTTTCAGCCTCGTCGGAGAGCCCTGACGGCTGGACAAACACTTGCCACTCCGGTGGCGGCGTGCGCACCGCCACCTCCCACGGTGTGCCCTCGGTCGGCATGTTGCTGTCCAGCACCATGCCGTACCAGCTCGCCCCGCCGTCGGCCGAGGACGGGTAACGGCCACAGCGACCGGCAATCGCCACCATCAGGTCGAAGTCGATCTCGATCGCCTCTGAGACGAACGCGCCTGTCAGGTTCATCGACAGGATGCGCTTCTGGTCCTCCGGCGTTTCCAGCGGCAGCAGGATCCATTCGGATACCACGTCGCCGAACTTGAAGTGGACGGTGCTCTCGGAAACCTTCCAGTCGCACAACGGACCAAACCACTGGATGACGTCTTTCAGCACGGTGTTTTTTAATTGGCTCAACGTCTGGCGCAGCAGGGCGAACCGGGTGCGCCGCACGCCGTCCATGCCGGGTCGCTGCTCGCAGGCGCGGCGCACCAGCTCGAATAATACTGTTGTCGTTTTGCCGCTGCCCAAGGGGCCTAAAATCATGCGGTAGAACGCGTCGCTCATCATGAACTGCGCGCCGGTCGGCGGCGGCGTGAAGGTGATCTCGATCATGGCTGCTCACTGACGTCGAGCGCCTGTTGGTCGATTACGCTGTCCTTGTCGAACTGAAGCTTCTGGCCGCCGATCAGGATGTTGATCGTCACCCGGCCCGACCCATCATCTTGTGTCATGGCGTTCTCGCCGAGCTGGCCGAGCTTGGCCAAGAACTGCAATGCCTGCACTCGTGCCGCGCCGGGAATGTCGGGGTTCTGGATGATCTGAATGGCATCGACCATCAGCTCCTCGACGGCGGCGACGGCCTTGATGGCGACCCGCTCGCGCATGTTGCTCTTGGTCGAGGCCGCCCACAGCGACGCCTCCTCGACCATGCGGGTCTGAAAAATCGGGTTGTCCTTGATGCGGTCGAACTGCTCGGCGTCGACCCCGAGCTTCTCCAAAGTGAGTTCCAGCGGGCGCAAATCACGGGCGATTTCTCGCGCCAAACGGGAAATATCCACTTCCGTGATCTCGCGCTGGCGGGTAATGCTCAGCGGCATTTCAGCCCTCCTTGTGGGGTTTCTTCGGGAAAGCTACTATCCTTTGTGAAAAATGGCACGAGGTGCCAGTCGCGTTGACGACAACGCGATAGGGAAACCATCCATGCCGCCACCGTTCGAGCCCGCGCCCGAGCCGCCGACCGTGCCCATGCAGGGCCGGTTTCCAGCGTCACTACGGGTCGTCACTAATGACGGCATCGACGCAATGGAGGCCCAAGCAGCGGCCGATCAGATCGCCAACGAACAGGCAGCCAGTACCCCGTACACCGGTCTCATCGGCTACATCCGCAACGAATGGGACATGATGCGCCGACACCGTGACACGGTGGTCGGCTGGACCGAGCGACTGCTCGGCGCGCTCAGAACTTTCAACGGCGTCTACGATCCCCAGAAGCTAATGGAGATCAAGAGGTTCGGCGGGTCTGAGGTGTACGCCCGGCTTGTCGCAGCCAAATGCCGGGGCGCGTCGTCGTTACTCCGCGACGTCTATCTCGGGGCTGACCGGGCTTGGGGTCTGGAACCGGAGGCGGATCCTCCGGTTCCGCCTGAAATCGAGCAGTCGATCCAGCAGCTGATGCAGAGCGAACTCGCGGAGGCGCAGTCGATCGGCATGCAGATCGGCCCGCAGCAAATCAGAGAACGCATGTGGGCGCTGATGGCCAAGGCGCGCACAGCGGCCAAAAAGACCAGCGAGGACAAGACCAGCCTCGCTGAGGACAAGCTCGACGAGTTGTTGACCGAGGGGAACTTTTACGGGGCGCTGTCAGACATTCTGGTCGACGTCCCGCTTTTCCCGTACGCCGTGCTTAAAGGTCCATCGGTCCGCATGGTGTTCGAAGTCGACTGGTCGACCGGGCGTCCCGCCATGCGACGCAAACCGAAGCTGTGGTGGGAACGGATCTCGCCATTCGATATCTACTGGACCCCCGGCGCGGCTGATATTGAAGACGCTGCCATCATAGAGCGGACACGGCTCACGCGAAACGATCTCAACGATCTTCTCGACGTCGAAGGCTACGATCACGCAGCCATCAGGACCGTGCTCGACCAGTATGGTCGCGGTGGTATCTCCAGCGAATGGGACATGGCCGAGAGCCCGCGCGCAACGCTTGAGAGCCGCGAGGATCCTTGGTTTAACCAGAGCCATATGATCTCCTGCCTCCAGTACACTGGAAATGTTCAGGGACGCACACTGCTCGATCACGGCTTTACCGCCAACGACATTCCCGACCCACTACGCGATTACGCCATCGAGGCGTGGCTGATCGGCCAGTACCTCATCAAGGTGCAGCTCAGCGTCAGTCCGCGCCGCCGTCACAAGTACTACATGACGAGCTGGGAGAAGGTGCCGGGCACTCCGCTCGGAAACGCAATTCCTGATCAGATCTCCGATCTGCAGGAGGTTTGCAATGCCACTCTTCGATCCTTGGTCAACAACGTCTCGATCGCGTCGGGACCGCAGGTCGTGGTCAACGATGATCGTCTGGCTGGCCTTGAGACGGGAGAAGACCTCTATCCGTGGAAGCGCTGGCACGTCACCAATCCGCTGCTCACCAGCTCTTCGGAAAAGCCTGTCGAATTTTTCAACCCGCAATCGAACGCCAACGAATTGCTGACCGTGTTCAAGGCGTTCTACGACTTGTCGGATGATGTCTCGGCCATCCCTAGATACTTGTCCGGCAACTCGCCCGGAGGCGGTGCAGGGCGGACTGCCTCCGGGCTTGCCATGCTGATGGGCAACGCCAGCAAGATCCTGCAAACCGTATGTCATAACATTGACCGCGACATGATGAGCCCGGCGCTCACCAACCTGATGGATCTGGTGCTGCTCACCGACCAGACAGGGATGCTGCAGGGCACCGAGAGCGTGACCCCCAAGGGGGTCGCGGTGGCGATGCAGCGCGAGACCATGCGGGCGCGTCAGCTCGAATTCCTGCAGCTCACCGCCAATCCGATCGACATGGCGATCATGGGTCCCAAAGGACGGGCAGCGGTGCTGCGCAACGTCAGCAACACGATCGGCATGCCGGGCGAGGAGATCGTGCCGTCGGCCGAGGAGATCCAGCAGCAACAGCAGCAGGCAATGCTCAACGCCGAGGCTCAGGGCAAGGCTGGAGCGGCACAAGATCCGCCGGAGGCCGAGGAGAAGGGTGGCGGCCAGAGGCCACCGGGCGGGCCGCCTAAGCCCGCTGGTGGGCCCGGTGGCGGCAACCCGCAGCAGCAGCCTGCGCCGGGCGGCGAGAGCACCAAGGCGCAGGCACCGCGTCAATCGCTGTTCCTGCAACGTCCCCGAGGTTGATTTTTTATTAGCTTTATCTTGGTCTGAAACAGAAGGAGAACATCATGGCGACAGGCAATCGGGCCCCGTTCCTGAGCGGCGGCACTCATTCGATGGCTCCGGCGCGCGGCGTCGGCGCACAGAAGCCCGGCGTAGCATCACAGGAAGGGTCGAGCGCCATCAGCTCCAGTCAGGAGCCACAGGCCGGACCGTCCAGCGCCGGGTTCTATTCCAGCGGCACGACCAACAAGGACCATGCCGGTACCCAGACACCGGGCATCTCAGGGTCCAAGAAGTCGAGCAACACCAAGTGGGCCGAGGGCGGCAAGCACGCGATGTTCAGCAATCGCGGTTCCAGCCCGTGCAAGCCCGGCCAAAGCGGGTGCTGACGTGGTAGGCTTCAAGAAGAAACAGCCAATGTCGGCGGCCATGCGGCCGGGCGGCTTTGGCACCGTGCCACCGGTCAAGCCGACCGGGCAGGTGAAGTCGGTTGGCAAGTTCGACCTCGGATCGCTCAAGGGGCCGAAGGATGCCATCAACCCCGGCAGCTCGACCAAGATCGGCAAAGGCGTGTCTGCACCGAAGGCTCCGTCGCCGCCCAAAGCGCCCAAGCCTCCGGGGATGCCGAGGTTCAAATGAAGTTCGGGTCCAAGCGCATCAACCCCGGTACCGGTCGGCTGGTGACGAACCGTGGCAAGGGCGACAAGCTGCTGCCGTCACCAGCTGCGGTTCATAAGCTGGCTCATGGCAATCCGTCTGAGCGGTCGTTCCAGAGCTATGCCAAGCACACGCCCAGCGGTCGTAATGCCCCATTCGACTACCAGACCATCATCGACATGGGGACGCTGGGGGCGGGCGTCCGTGGCAAGTAATCCACTGGCTGAGATCGTCATGGCGGCCAGCCAGATGAAGGCTGCTGCGCCCAACCATTTTCAGACGCTGTGTGAAGCTTTTCGTGCCTATGAAGTGCAGACCATTCTCGAACTCGGCGCGGCTGATGGCAACGACATCTACCGTGCCCAAGGTAAATTGAAAACGGTGCAGCAGCTGCGCAAGCACCTCTATGAGTGCTACGAGCTGCGCGACACCTACACCCGGAGAGACCAAAATGCCCGATCCAGTGCCTCCTAACCAGCAAGTGCCGTCCAATGGTGTCGACCCGAATGTTACGTTACCGCCAGAGGTCCGCGCCAGCATCGCACGCGGTAACGATGCTCATGCTGCGCACTATGCGCCTCAACCGAACGGGGCTCCGCCTGCGCCGCCGAACGGTGCGCAGGCCGAGTTACCGCTACAGCAGCCTGAGCTTCCAGAAACGAACCCTGATGGCTCGGTTAACTGGGAGAACCGGTTCCGCGCACTGAAGGGTCGCTACGACGCCGACAGCAGGCGGTGGGGTGAGACCCAGCAGCAGTACGACACGCGCATGCGCGAGCTGACCAACGAGCGTGAGCGCCTGATGCGCGGACCGTTGCCCGGCGAGAATGTCGACGAGCCGCCAGTCCTGATCTCGGAGAAGGAGAAAGCCGACTACGGCGAGGATCTGATCGAGATCATGAAGCGGGCTGCCGTCGAGGCGGTCATGCCGATGTTGAAGCCGATCGCGACGACGGTCGGTCAGATGCAGGCACGGGTCGAAACGACTGAGACCGAGAGTGGTCGACAGTTCCTCAGCCGCATGCATAGTTCAATGGACAGCATGGTGCCGGGGTGGAACGACCTGAACAAGGATCCGAATTTCATTGCGTGGACCAAACGGCAGGACGTATATTCCGGCCTCAACCGGCAAGAGCTACTTCAGAAGGCGTGGTACGCAGGCGATAGCAACCGTGTCGCTGCCTTCTTTCAGGGGTACCTTGCAGAGGAGGCTGCCACGGACCCGGCAGCGTTCGCAGCGCGCCAGCAGGCGTACGGAGGACAGGGAGGACACGCCGCAGGGCCTGCTTCTCCTACCCCCCAAGCCCCTGCCCGAGTGACGCTCGAACAGCTGGCGGCTCCCGGCAGAGCCCGAGCGGCGACGACAGTCCCCGCAGGCAAGCCCGTCTGGACAGCTGACGGCATCAGCCAATTCTACATGGACTGTGCCCAAGGCAAGTTCCGAGGACGGGATGCTGAGCGCGTCGCGACTGAGGCCGACCTGATGTCGGCGCAGCGCGAAGGACGCATTGTCGTCAACCCTCGCACGGCGACCACGCTGACGGGCCATTGATAAATATCAAGGCTCCTGCGGGGTAGCCGCAGGAGCCTCCCATGGCCGTCTATCCTCTCGCTGGATCAGGCACCACGCCTGCCATCTATCCTTCCGGTTCACTAACCCCTAGCCCGGCTTACTCGCATACCGTCATCCCCGAGATCTGGTCGGGGAAGTTGCTGGAGAAGTTTTACGCCAGCACAGTGCTGGCAGCGATCAGCAACACGGCGTACGAGGGCGAGATCAAGAACCAAGGCGACACGGTTCATATCCGCACCAAGCCAACTATCACGATCAACGACTACCTCGCCGACGGTGGTATCGTTGTCGAGCGGCCGTCGTCCAACATCATCGACCTCGTGATCAACAAGGGTAAGTACTTCGCCACCATCCTCGACGACGTGATGGAGGTGCAGTCCGACCTCAACCTGCTCGGCATCTGGTCGGATGACGCCAGCCAGCAGATGAAGATCAAGATCGACCAAGACGTCCTGCTCGGCCTGCTCGGTCAGGCTGATGCCTCCAACCGGGGGGCGACCGCAGGCAAGATCTCGGCGGCAATTAACCTCGGCGTCACCGGCACACCGCTTACCGTCTCGTCTGTTACCGGCACGCCTGCCGGTGCGGTCTCGGTGCTCGACGTGCTGCTGCGCATGGGACAGGCGCTCGACGAGCAGAACATTCCTGAAGAGGGACGCTGGGCAATCATCCCAACGTGGGCAGCGACCAAGATCAAGCAGTCGGAACTGCGGCAGGCGTATTTGTCGGGCGACAGCGTGTCGATGCTGCGCAACGGCCGCCTCGGCATGGTCGACCGCTTTACCATCTACGTGTCCAACCTTCTCCCGAAAGGTGTGGTCACGGGACCCCCGGCACTGGCGGCAGGCGAGTGGGTGATCTATGCGGGACATCCGCACGGTCTCACTTTCGCGTCTCAAGTCTCGAAGGTCGAGACGCTGCGCTCCGAACACACCTTCGGCCAGATCCTGCGCGGCTTGCAGGTCTACGGCTACAAGGTGATCGACGGAGTTGCGATCACGCAAGCGATCGTCACGCCAGCAGCGGGCTAGCTCCCAGTACGACCCGCCTTATATGCCTATAAGGCGGGTCGTTCTTTCCTCTTAACCGGGGGCTGGGATGGCCGCTTGGACGGATAGTCCTGAAGCGCCAGCATCGCCGACCGTCGGTGATGGCTGGCACAACACGACCAACGACCGACGGTATGTCTGGACGAGTGATGCGCGTGGCATGGGCGCATGGTTCCAGATACCGCGACGTCCAGTCTCCGTTCCTCCTGCACCCCCTATCCCATCGGTCTACAAGGCGGTTGCGCTGAGCGATGCGCCAACTGTCACCAACGACACACCCAAGCACACGTTGAGCGATGTGCCGCCGCCCACCCCATCGGTGGGCGATTTCTGGTGGGATACAACACGCGGCTTTCTGTTCACTTGGTACGACGACGGCAGCACCTTGCAGTGGGTGGTGTCTAACCCCGGTCAGGGTGGTGAAGTTGGTCCGCCCGGTCAGACCGGCGACAAGGGCGATACCGGTGAGACGGGACCGCAGGGAGAGCCGGGCGAGGTTGGTCCGCAGGGTCCGCCGGGTCAGGTGGGTCCGATCGGACCGCAGGGTCCGCAAGGTGAGCAGGGTATTCAAGGTGAGACTGGCGCTGCCAGTACTGTGCCGGGTCCTGTTGGTCCGATGGGACCACAAGGCGAGCAGGGCATTCAGGGTGAGACGGGTGCGCAGGGACCGCAGGGCATTCAAGGGCCGCAAGGTATTCAAGGCGCAACGGGCGCAACGGGCGCAACGGGTGCTGACAGCACGGTGCCGGGGCCACAAGGTCCGCAGGGCATTCAAGGTGAGGCGGGTGTGCAAGGCCCGGTTGGACCGCAGGGTCCGCAGGGTGCAGCAGGCACCGGCATCAATTTCAAAGGCGAGGTGCCAACCGAGGCTAACCTGCCGGTGGCAGGCAACGCGCAGGGTGATGCCTACCTCACCAGCGATACCGACGAGCTGTTTGTCTGGGACGCTGCGACAGGAACGTGGGTCAGCGGCGGCAGTATCCAAGGTCCGCAGGGTGTGCAGGGGCCGCAAGGCATTCAGGGACCGCAGGGCATTCAGGGACCGACGGGAGCAACGGGTCCGGCGGGGGCTGACAGCACGGTACCGGGACCGCAGGGTCCGCAAGGCGTCAAAGGCGATACCGGCGCTCAGGGCATTCAGGGACCGCAGGGTGTCAAAGGTGACACGGGTGCAACGGGTGCCACGGGGCCGACGGGTCCGATGGGCACGACGTTCACCGGCCCGACGCCGCCACCAGACCCAACTCCCGGTCAGCTGTGGTACTGGACCGAGGCTACGACCGGCGGCGGCTGTCTGTTCATCTGGTACAACGATGGCACGTCGAGCCAATGGGTCCCTGCGGTCGCGCAGCCAGCAGCCAACGCGATCCCGGCTGGCGTGATCAACGACTTCGCGGGAGCAAACGCGCCGACTGGCTGGTTGATGGCCAATGGTCAAGCAGTCAGCCGGACAGCGTTCGCCGCGTTGTTCAATGTCATCGGCGTGAACTACGGCCCCGGCGATGGCACGACGACGTTCAACGTGCCTGATCTCTGCGGCCGTGTGACGGCTGGTCTCGACAACATGGGCGGCATCACCGCCAAGGGACGGTGGGCGGCTGCGCTTACCTTGGGCTACGTGGCGGGCACGGAGACTGTCACGCTCGACGCCAACACGATGCCGGTGCACACCCACGGTATCAGCGATCCGACGCACGTCCATGCCATTGCCGATCCGGGCCACAGCCATGGCATTGGCGACCCGACCCATCAGCACTGGATTGAAGGCTACAACAATGGTTGCGGTTGCACGGGCGGCGGCGCAACACAGTGGACGGGTGGTGCGTACACGGGCCTTGCGGGAACTGGTATCTGGACCGGCGGCGCGGGGACCGGCGTCTACAACGATTACCGTTACACGGGGGTCACTGCTGCCAACGCAGGCGGCGGGTTGGCGCATGCCAACGTGCAGCCAACGATGGCGCTGAATAAAATCATTAAAACTTAGGAGAGATCAATGTCGGAAACTGTCAGCTACGTCGTCACTGGCTTCTTGAATGAAGCACTTATCGTCAAGTTTATGCTGGGTGATGCAAACGAGGTTTTGAGTTTTAAGTATGACGGGTTGCGACCGATCAAGGAGTTCCTCGACGAGCAAGCGATGTGGGTGATGCCGACGCTGCGGCAGAAGGTGCGGCAAGCTCCAGTCGATCTGATGACGCTTGTTGGTGTTGCTGGGTCGGTTGTCGTCCCTGATTTGCCTGCACCGCCGCCTCCGCCGCAGGCGCAGTTCTTCCACGAGCATCCTGATCCTGCCCAAGTGACCAAGCGATAATGGCCACTCTCGACTTCCCCACCGCGCCAACCATTGGCCAGTACTACGTTGCTGGCAACGGTGTGACGTACCAATGGAACGGCACCATGTGGCTGCCGGTCGGGGGGACGACTGGGCTTTACATCGGGCTGACGCCGCCACCGTCGCCGGGCGCGGGCCAGCTGTGGTTCAACCCCGAGCATGCGCGGCTCTACGTCTACTACAACGACGGCAACACGACGCAGTGGGTGCCGAGCGCGCCGATACCGGGGACGCAGGCGATACCGGCGGTGACGATGCCCGGTGCTGATCCGGGCTGCAAGACGACGTTGCTCGCGGGGCAGACATCTCTGGCGACTACTTGGACGAACCTCATCTCCACGGGGACAATAGGTCTTGCCAATCAAAAATGGAAAATCAGTGCGTTCATCGCCATCAACAACAATCCTGCAAACTGGTCTTACATCGAAGTCATCGACGGCGCTGGTGGGACGTGGATGAACGCTGCGGTTTACAATTCGGTAAACGGTGCGACGGCTAACGCTTTCATGGAGCGTATCATCGTGATGACCGCGCCGATGGCTTTCACGTTGCGCGCCTACGCTCCTACTGCGGCGACTGCCCAAAGTGGGGCGACTGGGCTTACGGCGGAGAGGCTCACCTGATGGCCGCCATCGACTTCCCCGCCTCACCCGCGCTCGATCAGGTGTTCAACGCGTCTAACGGTTCGACGTATCAGTGGAATGGGACGGTATGGATACCGACCGGCGTCTCGGGCTCGCAGATTGTCATGGGCGATACGCCGCCAGCCACCCCCAATCCCGGCCAGCTGTGGTTCAACTCGGCGCTCGGTCAGTTGTTCATCTGGTACAGCGACGGTACGTCGAGCCAGTGGGTGCCAACCAACCCGGTGCCAGTCGCGGCAGGCGGCGGCATCATCCGCGAGGTGATCGTGACGACGCCGCAGCCGACGATTGATCTTTTCAGTCTCGGCGTGAAGTCGGTGAAGTTGATGTTCAAGCTACAGCCAGTAACGAACGGCGGCGATCTTCTGTTGCGCCATGCCAACGGGACGACGCCGATCACGACAGCGACCTACGCTAATCTGCTCATGTACAATATCCATACGAGCCCGACACCCCCCAGCGGACTTTTTTCCAACGCCGCTACGGGGTATCTCCTCGCCAACCTCGTCAGCAACAACGCACAGCATTGGGTTTCGGGAGAGATTTGTTTTCCCGATCTTACCGGAAGGCAACAGGGCACCGCCTCGGTCGGCTTCTGGCAGACCGTATTTCTTAATTTTCAAGGCCAGCTTGTAGGGGACATCGCGGGTAGCGGGTTCAACGGTCTTCAATTTGTTCTCACTGCGGGAAACTTCGCAGTGGGCAGTTTCGTCCGCGTCATTGGATGGCCGTGATGATCAACTTCCCCAACACTCCCACCATCGGCGACGTCTACTACGCACCCAGCAGCGGCGTCAGCTATCGCTGGGACGGTACGCTGTGGCTAGGCTATCCCAGCGCAGGGCCGGGCTACGGACCGAGTGGCGATTTTTGTGCCAACATTTATCAGGGAGGAACTGCGACACCGACAGCTTTGTCCCTGCTGACGACTATGCCCGTGACGTCTGGCAATGCAGGCAACTGGTACAACCCTGCTACGGGTCGTTACCAGCCGCCGCCCGGTCGCTATTACATCATGGGGACGACATGCATCTATGCGACGACCAGCGCTGTGCATCACGACCTCTATCTTAAAAAGAACGGTGCCTACGTCCTCTACGCCGGGGACACTATCGGTGCGAACGCTTGGTATACCGATCCGCAGGTAGCTGGGGTCTTTGATTGTAACGGCTCGGATTACTTCGAGCTGTGGGCTTGCTCGCGGGGCGCGTCAGGGACGTGGCAGAACATCACCTTCCTCGCCTTCCCCATTTCGGGGGCGAAGGGACCACCGGGTGACAAGGGCGCACCGGGTGTAACTGGCGGCCAGTTGCTGGCCGAGCAAGTAGCCACGGTCAATACAGCAGCCTTTAACCTGACGAACTTGGGCGGAGCGAAAACGGTCGAGATTGGCTTCGTCATGATGTCGTCGGCGGCTGATGACGGCATTCGTATGCGCGTGCTGAGTGGCGGGACACCGCTCGGGAGCGGCTACGCCATGCGGCGGACGTATATTTCTAGCGCTAGCGCGCCGGGTGGAGACGCTAATTCTCTTGCGTACTTTGACCTTGGTGCGGGTAACGCCAACACCGCGACCTATCCGACGATGGGCAAAATCTCGATCATGAACATGGGCGCACCGCTGGGCCTGCGTGCAATGGCGCAATACTGGTACACCGGACCCACTACCAACTACACGTTCAATGCTTCGTTTAATGGGCCGGTTGGAGATGGCATCCAATTGTATTGGGGGACTGGGCAGATTGCACCAAATAGCCTCGCCCGTGCGATTGGTTGGACATAGGGGGGATCGGTATGACCCGTGAAGGAACCCTTCGACCCAATACGAGCGAGCTTCTACCTGATTGCGTCGATCCTCGGTGTGCAATGTGTCGTGGCGCTGGCTGGGCTGGCTGCCTGCATCTACTGGAGCGGGGCAGTGGTGGAGGGCAAGTGGAGCTGCGAGAACATCAATTCAACGCTCAACCAGCTGCTGACTGGCGCACTCGCAGCCGCCCTCGCCTTCGCTGCCGGGTTCACGCGGAAGGATAAGTGATGCAATTTGAAATTCCCAGTGTACCTCTCGTCGGTCAGTTCTTCACCGGACCGAACAACACGGTTTATCGCTGGAGCGGCTTCGCATGGGAGACGGTCGACTGGCGTACGGCGGGACGGACGCCAACGATCACGATGGCACCGACCCCACCCGACCTGCCGATCCCCGGCGACATGTGGTTCAACACCGAGAAGGGCTACCTGTACCTCTGGTACGACGACGGCTCGACCACGCAGTGGGTCGTGGCTAATCCCGGCCGTGGTACGATCGAGGGACCGCCGGGACAAACAGGGCCACCGGGCCCGATCGGTCCAGTCGGCCCTGTCGGACCGGAGGGTCCAATTGGACCCGTTGGACCACCGGGACCAGAGGGCGCACAAGGGCCAGAGGGACCGCAGGGACCGCCGGGTGAACCCGCAGGGTTTAGGAGCTAGCCATGGCTGAGATGGACTTCCCGCCACTTCCCGTAATCGGGCAGCACTACACAGCTCCGTCGGGCATCGTCTATCAGTTCGATGGCTACGGCTGGGTCATCGGCTTCTACGACACCGATGATGATGCCCTCTATACGCTGGGCGACCTGCTCGATCAGATCCGCATCCTGTTGCAGGACACTGACACGTCGGGCAGCGAGTACCGCTACTCCACCGGCTCGCTCGTGCTCAACATCAATCAGGGTCTGCTGGAGATGTACCGCATCCGCCCGGACATATTTCTCGAACTCAAATTCAAAGTGCCAACTTACAGCGACGCTCAGCTCGACACGGCACTGGCTATCGAGCCGCAGCATGTCCCGGCGCTGGTCTACTACGCCGTCGGTATGGCTCAGCTGCGCGATGACGAAGGTACGCAGGACCAGCGTGCCAGTGCGTTCCTGACCAAGTTTGTCTCCATGCTGGCGTCTCTCGCCTGAGGTGATCCATGCCCGGACCTTTTGATCGCATCTTCGCCGACGTTCGCAAAGACCTCCCTAGCGTGGTCGATGCCACTTTGCGGCAAGAGCTGTTCCGGGTGATGGACGACTTCACCCAGCACACCAACATCTGGCAGGAGCATGTGGCTTTCGAAGTCGTACCGCATGTGACGACCTACAAGGTGACGATGGCAACCGGCAAGCCGAACCGGCTGATGACCGTCTACGACGACAACGGACCGTATTTTGGACCGTTGATTTATCCAGCACCTCCCCGTGACAGCCTTCCGCCCAACCCGACATTCTGGCCCGGCGGTCCGGTGACGATGCGCGTGCCCGGCACCTTGCAGCTGCCGAGAGACAGGAACATGAGCGCGGTCTGGTGGGCAGTGATTGCCAAGCGCACGGCAGAGCCGCTCGATGCTGACAAGTATCCGGTGATCGACGAGTGGATCGTCGACAAGTACGCCGACACGATCGGTCGCGGTGTGCTCGCCCGCCTGTTGGCCGAGCCACAGAAACCCTACTCCAACCCGATGCTCGCTGCGATGAACCAGAAGGCGTACATCAGTGGTCGGTCAGAAGCTCGCGTCAACGACAGCCACGCCAACATCTTCGACGGCGCGAACTGGCGCTTCCCGCAGTCGTTCGCGACGGTCAATAGAAAGGGCTTCACCTAATGGCCTACTGGATCCGACATAAGTTCGTCACGGCCAAGGGCGATGGCACTAACACGACCTTGGTCAAGCCGTCGAACTGGAACGAGGACCACGACATCTGGATGGACGAGGGGACGGTCATCGGTCGCCCTCCCGGTTCAGGTCCGGGGCCGGGGCAGGAGATACCGATCTCTGCTTTGTTCCCGGCGGGCATGGTTACACCATATGCTGGTTCTACCGCCCCGGCAGGTTGGTTGTTGTGTGCAGGCCAATCACTCCTGCGCGCCGACTATCCAAACCTGTTTGCGGCGATTGGTGGGACCTATGGTGCAGTAGATGCGACGCACTTCAGTCTTCCCGACATGCGTGGACGCACCGCTGTTGGTGTCGATCCCGGCACGGGTCGTATCGGTGCTTACGTCGCTGGCGCACTGGGTAGTTCAGGCGGTCAGGAGAGCGAGCAGCAATACTGCGACGTCACTGTTGGCGGCACGATGTACGGCTATACCCAAGGGTCGATCAGCGTGAACGTCGCTATGAATACCCACAACGAAAGTTCCGGTGTCGGCGGACTTCAGTTCGGCGGCAGCGGTTACGCGGCGCAAACCCATTACCATTACATGGATGGCTGGTTTAACACTCAAGGCGCGCTCCGAACGTACGTCAACGAAGGCAATATGACTGGCGGTGGCTGGACGCGACTGGCGTCGAACATGCAGCCATCACTCGTGCTGAATTACATCATCAAGGTGTCGTAGGAGGTCATATGGAACCCGAACTCTCTGAACAGACCAAGCTTGAACAGGAAGTCGGCCGCAAGACGGCCGCTGCAAATGCTGCGGCGTTGGTCGCCGCTGAACAGATGCGCGCTGCCGAGGCGGCCGGTCCGCCAGAGGTGGACGAGGCACAGAAGGCGGTGGATGAGGCCAAGCCGTTGCCTGTCGAGGAGCGCGAGCCGGTGTTCCCTGTGGCGGGTCGGAAGGCCAAGAACGATGGTCGCACTTAAGTTTGAAAAGTTCGGCGGTCAGATCCCGGCGATCGACAGCTTGCTGCTGCCGATCGAGAACTCGTCGTACGCCGAAAATGCCTTTCTGCAGGCAGGTCGGCTTGAGCCGCTGGCCGCCGACATTCCGATCCACACCTTGGCGAACTCGGAAGCGCGCTATGCCTTCCGCGTTCCCATCACGTCGCCCGCCATCGACAACCTCGTCGACAGCTACTGGCTGGAATTCGAGGACGCCAACACGACCGTCGTTCGCAGTCCGGTGACGGACCTTCTGGACGGCGGTCGGTTCTATTGGGCGAATGGCGCGGGGATACCGGGGTACACGACCAAGGAGCGGATTGAGGCAGCCCTGCCGCCTCTGCTGCTTGGCGTGCCTCGGCCAGAGGTGGCACCCGGTGTGACGGTATCGGGCGGGACGACACCGACCGGTACACGGGCTTACGTCTATACATGGGTGACGGTCTCACTGGAGGAAGGTCAGCCCAGTCCGCCGACTGTAGCGACCGGCAATCTGAATGGGACGTGGACGATTACGATGACGGCACCGACCGTCGAGGAGACTAACAACCGAACGCTCACCTACACGCGTATTTACCGTACCGAGGTCGGACCAGCAGGCGAGGTCGGGTTCTTCTTCGTTGCGCAAATCCCGATCGCGACGCTGAGCTATCCCGACAACATGTCGAGCGACATTGTGGCGAACAGCGAGCAGATGATGAGCGAAGACTGGTCGATGCCACCTGCGCTCGTTGGTCTGGTGTCGATGCCAAACGGCATGATTGCCGGATGGAAAGATAACGAGGTGTGGTTCTGCGAGCCGTACCGGCCGCATGCATGGCCTGCCAAGTACACGATCAACGTCGAGTTCCCCATCGTCGGCTTGGGCACGATCGACCAGAACGTGATGATCCTGACGTCAGGTCAGCCCTACGTCGCTACCGGAATTCACCCCGAGATCATGGCTATGCGGCAGGTGCAGCCGGTTGAGCCGTGCACGGCGCAGGGCTCCATCGTGAGTACGCCGCAGGGAGTACTCTATACAAGCTACAACGGCCTAATCCTGATCGGACCGGGTGGCGGCAGGAACCTGACGTTTGACATCATCCGCAAGGATGAGTGGCTGCGGCTGGTCAACCTGAACACGCTGCACGCCACCTACTTCATGAACGGCTATTACACCTACTCAGGTGCGGTCGAGGGCGTGTTCCAAGAAGATGCGTTCCAGCTGTTCGACGATCCTGCCACGGCGGGCGTTGATGATAGCGCTTATCAGTCCAGCAACTTCCTCGGCACGATGATCGGCGCGCATATCAACCTGACCAATGAACGGCTTGGGTTCATGACGCTGCGCACTGACAGCCCGACCTACAATGTCATGCTGGACAGCTGGACCGGTGAGACCTTCGTCATCCGGGCAGGCAAAGTATTCCATGTTGACCGCCGCCAGTACGTCCCCCGCCAGAGCTATCTATGGCAGTCCAAGGTCATACAAACGAACTGGCAAGAGAACTTTGCCGCTGTTAAGGTCTTCTTCTCCCCGCCCCTCGGACAGCCAGCGTCCGAGCCTACGTACTTTCGCTACTACGTTGATAAACGCCTGCGGTACACGCGTCCGATCACAAAGTCGGGCGAGCAGTTCCGCCTGCCGTCGGGGTTCAAATCTAACTTAGTGATGTTCGAGCTATCGGGCCAGCTCATGATCCACAACATGCAGGTCGCCACGTCGGCCCGCGAATTGAGGGGTGTCTGATGTCAACCCAAGTTCCGGTCATGCAGACGTCGGTCCCGACGCCTAACGAGGATCCTGCATCGCTTGTCCAGTCGGTGCTCGCTATCAAGCAAACCCTAGAACACGACCACGGTTTCGCGCTGGGCAAGTCGCGGCGGCCGCTGACAGCGGCAGGCATTGCCGTCAACGCGGCGATCAGCGCTGTCACCAAGACCTTGCCGTAGGAGACGACCATGGCGGTGAGCAACTATGCTTCTGGTCCCGACGACAGCTATAGCGGTGGCAGTCAAACGGAAGGTCCGCTCGACCTTAGCAAATACATCTCGGGCGTTACTGATCGCGCTTATAAGAATTGGGGTCGCGCCGAAGATCAATATCAGTGGGCGAAGGATCAGTATGCCAAAGACCGGGGCATTACCGATCAGGTAACGCAGCGGGCGCTCGATACTCAAGCGAAGATGGGGGGTTGGGCCGACGAAGACCGGGCGTTCTGGACGGGCACCTATAAGCCCGCGATGGAACAGCAGATGGCGTACGCTCGCGAGTACACCACGCCGGGGCGGATGGACGCCAACCGTGGTGCTGCTATGGCGGGCAGCAATCTGGCGTTCGACAGCGCTGCTGACATGGCCAAGCGCAATCTATCGAGCTACGGCGTTGACCCATCGTCCGGTCGATATGCTGGGCTCGATGCTGGGCTGGCGGCCAAGCGCGCTGCCGGTGCAGCGGCAGCGGGCACCAAGTCAGACCGCGACACCGAGATGTTGGGACAGGAGTACCTCGATCGGGCTATCCGAACGGGTGCGTCGCTGCCGGGACAGGCTGGCAATTTTGAAGGCATCGGCATGGCGGCTGGCAATCAGGCGGTGAACGCCGGACTGGCGACGACTGCCTCAGGTGCTAACACCATGGGAAGGCCGACTGACTGGGCTGGCCTCGGCAACGACATGTACAAAGAATGGTCGCGGGCGGCACAGGCGCAGACCCAAGCTGGCTTGCAAGGCCAAGAATTGGAGCTGAAGCGTAAGGAGGCTGAAGGCAAAGAGAGCAGCGGTATGGGTGCGGCGCTCGGTGCCGGTATGGGCATTCTCGGCAAGCTCGGCAGCTCATACATGTCCGGCGGCATGGGCGGCATGATGGGCGGGGGCGGCGGCATGATGGGTGGCGGCAGCGGCATGACCTTCGAGAGAGGCGGCGTTGTGCCCAAGCAAAAGCGCATCAAGAAATTCTTCAGTGGCGGCTTCTCTGGGTTCTCTGCGCCCGACATCCAGCCGATCGACTGGGGCGGTGGACAGGCGTTCGACCCATACGATCCGGGCGCGTCGCTGTGGGGCGCGTTCGACAACGACAATCCTGAGCTTGAGGACAACGAAGGCGAGGGCATCGGCCGGGGTGTCGGCGGTCAGGTCGGCGGCATGGTCGGCCAGATCTGGGGACCGATCGGTCAGATGGCTGGCCGCGAGATCGGTCAGAAAGTCGGCGGTGGTGTCGGCGCTGCGGTGCAGGGCGACTGGGGTGGGGCAGCGGAAAGCCTCGTCGAGGGCACGCCGTTCGACATGTTCTTCCGGGCTGGTGGCGCGGTGCCTGAGATCGAGGAAACAAAAGATCGCAACATTCGCCGTGGCTATCGTCCCGGCGTAAGGGACAAGGCGGCCAAGTTCCGCACCATGCCGCAAGACACCACCATGCAGGATAGGTTCGAGAGGCCCGACAGCGACACCAACGTAGAAGGTCAGGACGAGCCTAATTGGGTGCCTAACTACGGCGACGATCCCGCTGGCGAATACGAAGAAGGCGGCCGGGTCCGTCAGATCGGTCGCGAGGTGTGGGGCGATCAGATCGTGCCTGCCTACGCTGAAGGCGGCGAGGTCGAAGACGATATGGTCGACACGCCTGATGATGAAGGCTTGATGCCTGAAGGCGAGATGCCCGAAGACGAGATGGGTATGGGGCCGCCGCCCCAAGAGGCCAACGTTGTACCACCGGAGGCGTCACCGTCGGGCGGTGAAGAGACTGACGATGTGCACGCGTTGCTGAACGAGGGCGAGTTCGTCATCCCTAAGAAGGTGGTGAACTGGCACGGCGAGAAGTTTTTCCAGAAGCTGATCGAGAAAGCCTACAACGAGATGGCGGGGCCGAAGACGGCTGAGCCAGAAGAAGGTCCGCCAATGCAGGCGATGGCGATCTCGCCGCCGTCCTTCCAAAGCGCCGGGGGTTGAGATGGCACTCAGGAACGAAGTCTTCGACGCGATTGCGGCATACAAGGCACTCGACAATCCGCAGGATAAATACGCTGAGGAGATGTACAAGAAACAGCGACGGTCCAACCGGCGCGACGACGAGGTTGATCGGGCTGCACAAAGAGAAATAGACGAGGAGAACCGGCGACGCGCTGCTGGCCTGCCGCCGGTGCAGACCATCGCTTCAACGGGGACGCCCGGCACGAACTCTCCTGAGCAGCCGTCATTCGGTAGCGTGATGGAGCAGGGTGCGCTGAACACGCAGTCGCCGCAGTTTAAGTTTCGTCGTGGTGGTCGTGTCGGCCGCTACGATCGTGGTGGTCCCGCTACTTATGGCGGAAGTCCTGATCCTGCCGAACTCCTGCACGATGAAGCAGAGGGTCGGCCAAACCAGCGATACGATCCGCTCGCGGCCAATGTAAACCGTACGACAGCTGCTCCCGATTTTGCCGACCAGAACGACGCGATCGTGCAGCAGCTACTGAAGGACGATCCTGCAGGGACGCCAGCGAGCATCAGCCGTGGCTTGCCGAAGCAAGAGCAGGCACTCGATCCCGGCCTGCAATACCAGACTGAAGCGAAGCAGATGGCGGCGCAGCAGTTCGCCAACGTTCCAGCAGACACGATGCCACCGCTGCCTGACGTGAACAGGAACCTAAAGGGGCCGCCAGAGAAGCGGACGTCGATGATCGGCCGTGCACTTGCGCCGATTGCACGGCGCGCGGGTGCAGTTGGCGGTGAAGTGCTGGGCGACCTCACAAGGTCCGACCTGAACCCGACGGGCTACAAATCGCACCTTTACGGCACGGGTGATCCAGACAACGCCTTCCCGAACTACAACGACGACCCTGAACTTTACCAGCGCATCATCCGCCAGCGCGAGATGGACCGAGTGCGTATGGGTCCAATGACGGCGGCGGGACCAACAGAGAAGGCTGAACGTGAAGCAGCTCTTGAGCAGCTGAGGACTGAGGGGGACCGGCCAGTACCTCCTCCGCAACCTGCGCCACCTGCAGGACCGCCTGCCTACCAGCAGCCCTATACGGGCCTGCGTAACGAGCCAGCGCAGCCACCCGGACCGGCTGCGCCACCGCCCGCGCCGCCCGCGCCACCGGCTGCAGCTCCCGCAGCACCGGGCGCACCAGCTCGACCGGGCGCACCCCCCGCGCCGCCGTCTACCCAAGCGCCACCGGGCGCACCAAAGCCCGCTCCACCCCCACCCGCACCGAGGCCCCCAGCCGATCCAAGGGCACTCGACTATCGGGCGTTCGACGAACGGGCTACCCCGCCGGTGCCGGGAACTCCGGGGTACCCCGCCAAGCCAGTAACACCGGGGCCTGCCGTCACGGCTGGTGGTGCTCGTTCGGCGAATGCAGGCGGGCAGGGTTCCAGCGGACCGGGAGGAGGCAACGCTACACAGCCCGCGCCGCCGCCCGGTGCAGCCAGCGCGAACGCACCCTCGACTGCACTCAAGACGAACGCGCCTAGAGGGTCGCTGGGCGACCAGAGCCGCACGGCAGCGTTCGACCCGACCGGTAAGACGGTGCCGGGCGACCTCACCGACCCACGCAATATCGGTGCGGTCGACCAAGCCGGTGTCGACATTCGCGGCACGGGCGTGTCACCGGCCGATCTGCGGACGACGATTAACGGTGCGATGTCAGTTGCACCGGCCAACGGTGCGAACGTTGCTGGCAACGGCGCGGTGCAGCGTGACACCTACCGGTCGTTCGTCGCGGCACACAATCAGGGTGGCAAGCTCACAGCCGGTCAGGCGCTGCTGGTCGGCATGGTTGGGCGGTACAAGGCATTGCTGTCGCAGGGTCGTCAGCAGGAAGCGGCACAGATGGCGTGGGGCCTCATTCAGGCAGCCAACATCGAGGCAGCATCCTACGGCAAGGTAGCGATGGACCAGCTGCGGGCGGGTGATCCGAGAGCGGTGCAGAGCCTCGCCAACGGTGCTGACCATCTGCCGGATGGTAGAGACCATCGTGCCAGCGCTGACGGTCGGTTCATCGAGACGTACGATGAGAATGGCAAGCTGGTCGGCCGTGTAGCGATGGACGGCAAGATGGCACTTCAACTGGCCATGGGCTTGGCCAACGGCAGCCTAATGTGGGACGCACTGCAGCAGACTGTCGCCAGCATGAAGACGCCCGACAAGAACGCCGAGGGCCGAGCACTCGACAACGAGTACAAGCGCCTGAGGATTGCCAAGATGATGCAGCCGAACGTCGGGCGCGGTGCCAAGGTGGCACCGGCCAAGAGTGAGAGAGCGTCAGCCTTGGATGCCAAGCTGGGCATCCAGCCGCCGCCGTCGACACCGCCGCCGATCTATCAGGGTAGTAACAGCGACGATACTTGGCCTTCTGTGAGAGATCAGGACTAATGGCTGACACGGCGTTTGATCCGAACCCACCACCTCAGATCACGCAAGGTCCCGGCGGCGAACGCTTGGTGTGGGACGGACGTGACTGGGTGCAGAGCGCCGTCGGTGCTGACACGGCGGCTCCTGCGGCTGGACCACCACCTGCACCAGCGCCGACGTCCGCGCCGCCGCAACAGAACATTCAGTTCTTCCGGCAGGGTCAGCAGGAACCGATCGTCGTCCATCAGGGCGATGCGCAGTCCGATGCACAGGGTGTTCAGACGAGACTGCCGCCACCGCCACCTCGGCCCGCGTATACGATCGACTTCGACGACCAAGCTGACTACGTACTGTCCCAGCAAAATGAATGGCAAGCCTACGACAAGAACGTGCTGTCGCATAAGACCGGCCGAGCCCAGCCCCTCCGTGTGACGGAGCAAGAGCATCCTGAATGGGGCAACTGGCAGTCGATTTTGGATGACTGGAATAAGCTCGATAAGCGCGAGCAGACGTCCGGCCGCCGGTACGCCATGGAGAAGCTGTACAATCGGATCCAGAGCGACACGAAGCGGGCAGAGGCAGAACTGCGGGAGAAGCGGCGGCAGGAGGCACATGGTCTGGATGCACCGCGCTTGACCCAAGAGGCCCGCGATAAGATCGGCACCTTGATGAGCGGCTACGTTGATCAGGAGTTCAACAAGACGAATGATGTGGCGACCCGACACTCTGACCCAGAGAAGAAGCGGCAGGCCGACTTCGAGCTGAAGACATCGCCGCTGACGACGATGAAGTACAAGGACCGCGACGGTAAGGAGAACCTCAATCCGTTGCGCGACGTGGTGACGTCAATCTCTCAACTGAATGATGGCGTGTCGAACGATGCCATCGTGCGCTATACGCTGGGCATCGGTTCACCGGTCGGGTTCGACAAAGAGGGCAGACCGCTGCCGGGCATGAACGAAGTTGGTGGTCGGTACATCCGAGGCAAAGGTGCAACCAACTATAGGCCGCTCGGTCGTGACGCAGCCGACAATATAATCATTCGTATGGACGACGGTCAGGAACTGCGCATCCCACCGCAGGCCATGCGTCTTTTAGGCAAGGCGCGCGAGCAGGGTTACGAGAACGCCAAGCGGTGGATGGAAGACGACAAGAAGGCCCGTGAGCATAAGGGTCTTGGCACGCGCTTGCTGGAGCGGATCATTCCGCCGAAAGGCTTCTGATGCGCAACAGGTTTGGCACGGCGCAGTATCTTTCGGGTGAGGTCTATCGCGACCCCAACCAGCCAGAAGAACCCAACAAGGATAGCCGCACGTGGACCGAGACGGCGATCGACACGGCGTCCGATTTCCTCGGTGCGGCTGCTACCATCCCGCGTACGATCACGCATGCGATGCGTGCGGGCACTGCCTACCTGCCGGAGAAGACAGCGATACCGGGAACGCCGGGGGAAATCAGCGAGGTGCCCATCCCCGGTCAGGACGTGTTCGGAACGCCCGCTTCAGGTGTGATGCGCGATATCGACGTCGGCATGGGCGAGGTCGAGAAGAATATCAGAGACTGGCAGTCACCCTACAGTAAGGAGCTTGCTAAAGCATCTGTGCTGCCGGGCTACGGTGAGCGTAGCTTCTGGGATACGCCCTTCGCTTCAACTGGAAAGTTCCTCGCTGGCAGCGCCCCCTATGCAATACTTGCTCTAGCAACAGGCGGCGGCAGCCTCGTTGCGCAAGGCACAGGCGTAGCTGCTCAGGGCGTGTTTGGCCAAGCTGAAGGCTGGAACCAGCTGCAGGATTACACCGACCAGACACCGAGGGAGAAGCTCCTCAAAGACAGCCCGGTGTTTGAGGAGTACCTCCGGCAATACCCCGGCGATGAGAAGGCAGCCCGGCAGGCGCTGTACAACGATACGGTTGACCTCAAAGCGCAGTTCGCCAGCGGTATTGCTAATGCTGCCGAGTTCGGTGCGCTGCTCGACGGTCTTAACAAGTCGAAGCGCAGCCTCGCCCTCGGCATGGCGCGCTTCATTCCCGTCGTCGGTAAGTTCCTTCCTGCACGCGTTGGCAGAGCTGTCGGTGGTACGCTCGAAGGTGGGGTGTCAGGTTTTGCTGAAGGTGCAACCGACGCCTACATTTCGGAGCTGGCCAAGGTCCGCACCGGCGAGCAGGAAGCGATCAACGTCAGCGAGATCCCGAAGGGTGGCTGGCAGGGTGCTGGGTTCGGTCCGGGTGTGGGTGCATGGCATGCGATCGCACCGAGCCCGGTCAAGGAGTGGGACAAGGGCATCCTTCAGACGCTGGGCAGTCAGATCAACGGCGGCACGACACAGCAGCAACCGGCACCGGGACAAGGGACGCCGCCTGCTGGTGGGCCGGGTGCACCGCCACCGGGCGGACCCGCAGGAGCGCCCGGCGCTATGCCGCCGGGCGGACCGGGTGCTGCACCACCGGGCGGACCGACGCCGGGTGGTGGGCCGACACGTCGGCGCGGTCCGGTCACTGACGTCGAGGATACGTCAGGCCAGCCAACGGCACCGCTGGTAGTACCCGGCCGTCAAATTCGGCCTGAAGAACTTGGGGTCGAAACGGGACAACAGGCAGCGGCACCACTCGATCGCGCACCACCGATGCCGGACGACTTCGTGCCGGAGGGTGATCCTGCCTATCAGTTCACGACCGGCAAGGGGTCGCGGTACTGGCACTTCGACGACAACACGACGGTGCGCAACAAGGCTCCTCGGCCCGAGCATCCCGGCGACCAAGGGTTCAAGGCCAAGTCAGAGACGACGTTCTACGCCAACGAGGACCATCTCAACCAGATGGGCTCGCTGATGCAGGCGACGTCCACCTTCGGCAAGGTGATGGCGCAGCACCCGAGGACTGGCCAGTGGGGTGTGATGTACACCAGCGGTCCCAGCAAGGGTAAGTGGGAACGCCGCACGATGGGTACGGTGTCGACCGAGCCTCAGGTCGGCCTGTATCCGGTCGAGACTTGGAACCGAGGCAAGCGCTTCCACTTTGGCAATGCGATCACTGAGGTGAAGCCGCTGCGAGCGGCTGCACCGGCTGCTGCTGCGGGCGCTGCTGCCCCCGCCACCCCTACAGCGCCTGCGGCGGCAGCCCCTGCACAGCCTTATATGGATATAAGCTCGCAGGAAGTTGGTCCGCCGACCCAGCCCGCTGGACCGGCAACGTGGGCAGCAGGTGACTTCCAGTACGACGTTGAGGTTACGCCTGCTCCACCGGAGCAGGGCCCTGACGGTCGCATGTACCAGCAGGTGCTGCATGAGGGTCAGGCTCAATGGGTGCCTGCCGATGAGCTGACAGCACGCGCCGACAGATCACGCTCGGAGAGCCCGGAGGTCGAGAAGGCCCGGCGTGCCTTCGAGCAGCACGAAGGGCGGGCGTCGGCGCAGCAGATGCGTCAGGCGGCGTGGCAGCAGGAAAGCGACCGGCTCTACAACGCTTGGAAAGAAGCGGAGATGGAGGAGCGGCGCGAAGGCGCTGGCCTGCCCCGCAAGTCGCCGGTCGCGCCGAGGAGCGTGTCGGCCAAGGCGCTGACCAAGGATCAGATCCTCAAGATCCGTGCCGGTATGGCGGTGCTTGACCCTGACACCCGCCGTGCTTTCGCAACTAACCTGCACCGCAGGCAGAGCGCGACGCAAGACGTCGACCGCCACAGCATCCCCGAGTGGATGAGCGCAGAGGGCGGACCGCTCACCGACAAGCAGTATGCAGCGCTCGCCAATGCGCTCGACAATAACCCGGATCAGACGATCGAGCTGATCGGGCAGCGGCCGTTCGAGACGACCCGTGAAGGTGTGCAGGAGCACTACACGCAGCGCGTCGCCGAGAGGAAAGAGGCAGAGGCAGAGGAAGCACAGCAAGCAGAGGAGGCTACGCAGCGCGCGAGAGGTGAGCGGCGGCCCAGTGCCGACGTCACCATACCAGACCTTAAGCGCCCGCCCCGGCGAGTGACGGCCGAACTCAATACCGAGATGCAGGCGCTTGAGGCGTCGCTGCGCGGCTATCAGGTCAACCGCAAGCAACAGACGCCGCAGCGCTGGCGCGCTCTACGCCGCCGGGCCGAGCTGATTGACCGTGAACTGCAAGCCCAAGGTTTCCAACCACGCTTCGTCAACTGGCTGGGCCCGGCACCTGCCGAGACGGTGCGGGCAGCTGGCATCACCGGGCCATCGCTGGCGGCGCGCGAGCAAAAGCAGGCGTTTGAGAAGACCAAGCGACGGCTACGGCGACCGAAGACGTCGGTCAGTGAACGGGTGCTGCAGCGTCGGCGGAACAACCTTGCCAACGACATTGCCGCGTTCAATGAAAAGCTTGGTACGCTGTCTGATCCGAAAACCGGCACGTTGCACTTACGGCGACCGGCGGCACGAGCCGAGCGGCAGGCGCTGCTCGACCGCATTCAGAAGCTGGGCGATCCCGACAACATCATGTCTCGTGCCTTGCTTGACCTAAAGCCGGTCGCAACGCCGACGGAACGGTTCAATCAAATTACCAACCAACTGGAGGCGATGGGGCACCTGTCGTCGTTGGAGTTTGTGCGCTCCCCGCAGGTCTATGATTTGCTGACCGAGATGCAGACAATCAATGCGGAGCGCGAAAGGACGAGCCGTCAGCCGCTCCCCGTTCCGGCTTGGCTGCAGAAGAAGATCAGGACGGGTCAGGCTCGGGCCCGCCTGCCGAAGCCGGTCAATGAAAATATCCAGCGTCGTTACGAAACGGCCCGCAGCTGGTACATGCAGCGCATGTCGCGGGAGTGGCAGGAGGTTATTCAAGATAACGCTCCTACTCCGGTCTACGACTTCCCGCGCCCCGGTGGTGAGGAAGCGCAGCTGCCTGAAGGCACCAAGCTATCTGAGTTTACACCTGCCGGGTTCCGACGCGTCCATGATGTGCGGTGGGATCCAGAAGAGAAAGCGTGGGTACCTAAGGGAGAAGGTCGTTGGCAGGCCAAGGGTGATTGGGCAGGCAGGGTTGCCAACATTCCCCGGCATCAGGGTGAAGTGACAACCGAGACGGCTGAGCCGCAGGCGCGTAAGTGGCAGGCCAAGCCGCAGATTTGGGATCCGAAAAGGGAAGTCTGGCGGGACATGTACCCGCGCGAGTTTGACATGCGCAGGCAGCTGCTCGACGTCAAGCCGCTTCCGCTGGCGGATGCAGAGCAGCGAGCGGCCGAGGAAAGGTACGCGCAGGCATATCTCGCACGGCGTGAGGCGGCAGCACGGCAGCGTGCCATCGAGGGTAAGCCACCGCTTGTCGGCAAGGAGAAGCTGCCGACCCTGCAGGAGATGATCGAGAAGTTCCGTAAGGGTCGCTACAAGCGGAGCCGCAGCCAGCAGGCCACCGACCTCAAGGCGGACTACTATGTAGACCGAGAACTCGAATACAGGAATTCCATCTGGACGCAGCTGAAGCGCAGCTTCGGCGGCCCGGAGAAAATGCAGGCGTTCCTGATGGAGTTGATGGCAGTCAGCGCACGGCGGTTCCCAGCGCAGCCAGAGGAGCTACGGCACCGTGCCGTCGCCGAGAAGGGCCGCCAGCTCGCCATCCCGATGACGCCTGAAGAAGCCGTCAACATCGAGCTGTACGGCACACCTGCTCAGATGAAGGAAGCGGAGCAGCTGGCGCTTAAGAAAAGTGAGCGGAATGTTTTCACGATCAGGCAGGCGCAACAGGCCCGCCCCGAAACAGTGGCAGAGCGTGAAGCCCGTGAGCTGGCTGAGTTTACCGGGGAAGCCAAGCGTGCTCGTGCAACGGCAGCACCGAAAGTCAGCCAATTTGTATTGAACAAATATCATGAGGAGGTGGACGCCTACTACGTAGCCAAGGAAAAGCAGTATGCCATGACGCGGCGGCTGCAGAAGTTCCTCGACGATGCGATTGCCCGCACGCAGAAGGACATCCTTAGCTTTACGAAAAAGAACAACATCACGGCAGGTAGAGGCCAAGGATCTATCAATTGGCTGCTGCCTGAGCCCAAGCGAGAGAGGCGTGAGATCCCCGGCCTTGCCCAGATGACGAAAGAGGAGGCAGAGGTAGCGATTGCCGCGTCGATCATGGAGGTGATGAACAAGAAGCAGTACGCGGTCGGCGTCAATAACCCACGCTTCGACTGGTACAACATTGCCACCGACATGCTCAAGTTGTCGGAGACATTGCGCCACGCATTGGCGGGTGCCGCTCCGGCGTTCGATGCAAAGCTGAAAATCCGTGACCAGTTCACCGGCGAAGACGTCACACGGTTTGGCACGGGGGTGTTGCCGCAAGACATAGCCCGTCGCTATCTGGTACCGCTCAGTGCCACCCGCACATCGTCCGGTCTGCTGGCCGACTACCTGCTCGACCTGCACGCGATGGCCAACCTCGACTTGGATACGATCCGCTACGGTCGCAAGCTGCGGTCGGAGGCGACGACGGATCGCTACACCGAGGCAGGCATCCTCGCTGGTGTCGAGGGCGAGCTGGCACAGGAACGGCTCGACGAACTCATTGCCCGCCAGTCCGACCTGCCCGAGCAGCTGCTGCTCGGTGGGTCGAAGGCAATGACGACCAAGGAAAAACCCGACGATCAGGTCGTCCAGAATATCTACGAGCAGCAGCTCAAGGACCAGCAGGAGGAGCGTGAGCGCCTGAAGAAGCGCGGTGACAACCGCACCTTGGATGAGATCCGTCAGGAGCAGGCAGAGGCGCTGGCCAAGGAGTTCCCGTTATCTAACACGGCGGTTGGCGGCGTAGCTCCTCGACGGCCGTTCACTGGCGTCGCGCGCAAGACCGAAATGAACAGGCCGACCCGTGTGCTGACGGATGCGCAGTATGCCAAGTACGGACGACGGGTGGGCATCGGTGATGTCGTCACGCCTGCGATGGAGACGACCAAGGGCGACTATATGATCGACCCCAAGGGTCGTATTTACCTGCTGAAGGATAGTCACCCAGCGACCTTCACCGCGATGGATCGTGAGGCAGGCTACGACGTCGACAACGAAGAAAGCCTCTATACGACCGGCGACAATCCGTTAGTGCGGGTGTCGTCGTTTACCTATCATCCCGACGCAGATGATCCGGCAGGCACTGACTACAATCATTCAGTCAACGTCGAAGCCTACAAAGGCGGCGTAACGCGTGCACAGAAGACTACCATCGACCGCATTCGGGCGGCAGCCAAGGAAGCTGCCCGTGAAGGTTGGAACGTCAACCATACTGAGGAAGTAACCACCGACTACGGCGGCAACTACTACGTTAACATGGATGCCGTCACTATTACGGATGAGCCCTACCGGGGAATGCCGCTCGATGGCGACATAAGCAACATCGAGGTCGTCGATGGTCGTGGCTTGCCGATCAATCGCCTGCGGCCTCGGCCACCGAGTGTACGACGTGGCCGCGACGAGTACGGCGTCGACCGTTGGAACCCGTCTCGCGAATACGAGGTGATGGACGAGGCGTATAACGAACTCGCCGCACCGGGTGAGCCATCGCACCCGCTGATCTCGACACCTGAGACGACCCGCGATGCCCTCGAACGGCTGAGCGATATGGTGAACACGGGCGAGGTCGGGAACCTGCCGAAGCAGTATATCTCACCACGCCTGCTCGACCAGCTCGCTACCATCACCAGCGGCACCAGCCTCTACCACGCGCCGTACGATGCCGTGAGCAACGTCGGCAACACCGGACCCGGATACTACGATATCAGCACCGACCGCATCAGCGTGTCGTCTGACGTCCACCCGGAACTCTACGCCCAGACCGTTCTGCATGAGGTTGGCCACGCTGCCACCAATGCACTGCTGACAAGCGATGTGCGGTTCGGCGAGACGATGCGTGACCTTCTGGTCAAGGCGGTGACTAAGGCAGGTGATGATGGTGTCAACCTCAACCGGTTGCCCGACCATCTCTACGGCCTGACAGGCGTCCACGAGATCATCCCCGAGATGATGGCGAACCAGCGGTTCCGTGACTTCCTGCAGACGGTGCCGTCAGGAGAGCATCCGGTTATTACTGGTGCGAAGAACGTCGCCAACGCCATCTACCGCGCCATCCTCGACGCTTTCCGTCGCGTGATGGGTACGTACAATGGGAAGACTGCCCTCGACATTCTGTTCTATGACCAGTCGACGGTGCTCGGCAAAGCCGACCGCATGGTGCAGAACAAGCTCAAGAAAATGGAGCGCACTGGCCGTCCTGCCTACTCGCCGGTCGACGTTCAGCAACGGCAGTTCCGGCCGGGCATCGAGGTGCCGGGGTCGAACCGTCTTTACCTCGGTGCCGGAGCCAAGGCGTTCGCCGCCGACATGGCTGAAGGCTTTGGCCGAGCAGGCAGCCGCATGGGCTACCACCTGCAGTCGGCCGTCAAAGGCGACAAGGTACGGGCGCGCGGTCTGGATTGGATGACCACCTCCGACATGACGCAGATTGGCTCGGAGGAATTCCGTCGTCTGTCGGAGAATGCGTTCGAGACGATGGAGAAAATCTTCGCGCTGGGCAACGAGCTGCGTGACAAGGACCGCAAGGAACTGAAGGCGATCGCTGACATCTACAACGGCTGGAGCAAGGAAGCCCGGCAGGACGTTGCGGCATTCTCGATCGACCTCACCATGCATGGTGCCTTCACGGGTGAAGTCGTGCGCGGCCGGTGGACCCCCTACTCGCTGATCCACAGCAAGAACCGGCATGTCGACCCGACCAGCATCGCATGGGAGCAGGTCGTCCAAGAACACAAGAAGATGCAGGACCGCCACGTCGACCTGCGGCAGCTGCCAAAGTTCGATGAGTTCCTCGATCGCATCCTGAAGTTCGGCGAGCAGCACGAGGAGCAGATCCGCAAGGCCCGCCTGCGCGATCTGATCAAGTTCTCCAGCTTCATCCCCGACAACATCGTCGAAGGCACGCCCGAGCATGCACGGCTGGTCGATGCGCTGGAGCGGCTGATCAGCCTTGAACCCCGACGTGACGTCAACGGCAACATCATCGGCATGAACTTGGCGTATATCCAGCGCAAGCTCAGCCCTGCCGACGTTGCGCTCATCCAGCAGCATGTCGACCTGACCGATGAAGTGACCAAGGAGCTGATGCGGGACCTGCACAAGGTGCCCGACATTCAGAAGCTGCAGGGTCCGTATCTGCCGCTGACCCGGCAAGGTGACTGGGCGCTGTCGGGTGAGTTCACCCTGCCTGCCGCACCCAACGGCTTCCAGCTGCACGGTGACGTCAACCGCCTGACCGGTGCGCCGATCGACGAAGGCAAGGTGGCGTTCCGCACCAAGGATGAGGCCAAGGCGTACGTCAAGAAGGTGACGGAGGAGCTGGGCATCACCCAGACTGACGGCGGCGAAGTCTGGATCGACATGGACAGCGGCCAACGTCCAAGGGTGCGCGGCTTGAAGCCGCCGAGGAAGAAGCAGGCGACGCGCGACCCGACCAAGAAGGCAGCACGGGCTGGTGAAAACCTCGAAGCAGAAAATCTGGCGCTGGCGACCGACAAGCAGATCCAAGACCTGATCGACCAAGGCGCGAACATCCAGAAGGTCTACTGGGTGCAGTTCCAGCGCAAAGTACTGACGATGCACGCCAACGAGTACGAGGCGCAGCAGGCATACGAGGGATGGCGGCGGCCGGTGAAGGAGGGCGGGCGGGGCATGACCGAGGCCCAGCTCAAGCTCACCGAGCCCAAGGACGTGCTGCAGTACGACGCCCGGCAGAACGAGCAGTACGTCTCGACGGCGATGCAGAAGCTGATCAACCACATGCGCCAGTCGCCTGCCTACAAACGGCTCGACGCGGCAGCGCAGTCAGCACTGACCCGTGTGATGACGTTGGCATCGGAGACTTACGCCATGCGGCGCGGCGTCAAGCAGCGCTACCTGCCGCGCGGCTACGTCGAAGGTGCATCGCATAACATCCTGCAGTCGCTCGACGACTACTCGGCGATGGCGACGCACTACGAGGCAAAGGTCGAGCACGCCAGCGAGCTGGCTAACACCACACGGGCACAGAAGGAGTACATCACCAGCCGTCCATACGAGAGCGGCGACCGCAACACGCTGGCTCATCAGCGTGTCTACAACGCCATGCAAAAGCGCATTCACGCGCCCAAGCAGAACCCGCGCGACACGATGCTGAACCGCAACGTCGACCGGGCACTGCGCTGGACCATGCTCGATAAGCTGCCAAGCATCGGCTACTTCACCGCCAACGCCACACAGGCATGGGCGGTAGCCGCGCCGCTGATGATGGGTCGACACAGCCCGCTGCGCGTCGCCTCGACGATGTGGCAGATGTACAAGATCTTCGGCCTCACCAAGATGCTGAGAAACGCAGGCCATGATCTGGCGCAGGCCATCAAGCGCGGTGAGAACAAGGTCGACTACCTCGTCGAGATGACCAACGCGGTCAATGCGTCGAAGCTGTCGCCGGAGCGTAAGGCTGGCCTGATCGCTATGCTGGAGAAAGGTGCCAAGCGCGGTGCGTTCGACCGCAGCGGCAGCATCGAGTATCAGGGCGGCTTCGCCGACAATCCCAACATGGTCGACCGTGCTGCCGACTGGGCACAGGGCGTCTTCCAAGGCGTCAACAGCTCGATCGAGGCGATGAACCGGTTCGTCACCTTGGCGACTGCCTACTCGCTGGAGGCTGACAAGGGCACGGCCCACGACGAAGCGTCGCGTTACGCCTTCCGCATTACGCACAATTCGAACGGACAGTACGCCAACTACAACGCACCGGAACGGTTCAATACCGGACCGATCGCCCGCATGCTGTTCCAGTTCAAGAAGTTCCCCCAGATGCTGGCGATGAACTACATCCGGGGAGCACAGGGTGTGATCGGACTGGTGCGTGGTGAGCGCACGGCGGAGAACATCGAGCGGGCCCGGCAGCTGGCGGCACTGCTGGCGGTGCAGTTCCTGCTGGCCGGTGCGCTCGGTATGCCGACCGAGCTGTTCGCCATCCCGATCAACACGCTGCACTTCTTGGGCTTCATCAAGTACAACACCAACGATATCTCCGCTGGCTTCCGCCAGTGGGCCGCCGACAAGTTCGGTGTGACCGGCGGCGTCGCCGTTTCGCACGGTATGCTCGATGCTCTGACCGGCCTCAGCATCTCGTCCCGCCTCAGCCAGTCATCGGTGCTGACGTCGGGTGCGGCACGCACAACCAAGCCGCAGGATATCAACGGCATGCTCGGAGCGTTCTTCTTCGGTGCCACCGCCAGCACCGGCATCGAGCTGGCGCAGGCGTCGCAGCATCTCAATCAGGGGATCACGGCGCTGAGCCAAGGTGCGGACGACGTGGCCGTCCATCAGTTCATGAAGTTCGGCGAGAAGGTCGTGCTGTTCCGCACCTTCGCTGACGTCATGGCGGCGTCCAATGGTTTGACCCAAGAAGGCATGCGTGGTCCGTCCGGTCGTCAGCGGCAGGAGACCTACGGACCCTTCGAGTTCCTCGCCCGTGTTGCCGGGTTCCGGCCGCTGCGTGAGGCGGAGAGTGTCGAGGGTGCGATGGCGATCCGCAGCGCCACCGACCGCATCAAGGCCGAGCGCAAGGCATTCAGCGATAACTGGGCGCGCTCGACGTCAGCCCAGCAGCAACAGATGTGGCCGACCATTCAGGAATGGAACAAAGGTAGACCGCCGGAACATCAGCTGACCCGCAGCGAGCTGCTGAGGGCAGAGGCGACGCGGCTCAAGGCGGAGAAGCAGCCGCTCAAGGATCTCGGGCTGGCGACCGACCGGCAGATGCGGCCGTTCCTGCCGATGGCCAAGGCGTACGCGACAGGAGGTTAATGTGGACGACGCCAAGATCAGGAGGCTGGTCGACGACCCGGACAACGGCCGCTGGAAGACCGTGAAGGGGCGGCGGATGTTCACGCCGAACATGGGCATCTTCGACAAAATCCAGCCCATGGAACTTGCCAAGTACTTCGACGGCAGCGAGAAAGAACTTCTCAATATGCCGTAGCTTATATGCATATAAGGAGCGCGCCATGAAGGTCGTGAAAGCCAAGCCCAAGAACAACATCGTGTCGGCGGCCAAGCCGATGCCCAGCATCACCGAGAAGGAAGACAATGATAAGGGCTCGGTCAGCTTTCGCGGGCCGGGGGTCAACGTCAAGACGACCAAGAGCTACAAGAAGGGGAAGTGACATGGCCCAGCAAAACAAAACTTTCGGCGAGACGCTGGCCGAGCAGTCGGGTGGTAGGCCACGTCAAACACGGGAAGAGTTCCTCGCTGACCCCGAGACCCAGCGCATCATGAAAGAGGCGCAGGATGCGGTCATGCAGGGCTATCAGTACAAGACGGATGACAGCCTGCGCGCTGACCCGACAGACAAGCCACGAGCGGGGCCACCGGCTGCACGAGGACCGGCACCACCGCTGAACCAGCCGCCGATCGCCCCGCCCTCGACACCGGGTCAACCCATCGTGCGCGGCAAGGGCGCGCGTCCCGGCATGCCGCGTGCCGGTGGCGGGAGGGGCGGACCCGTCCATCCGATCATGCCGCAGATGCGGCCGAGTATGCCCAACCCGGATGCCCCCACTAACCCGCTCGGGCTCAGTCCCAACAGTCCGTTCAAGTATGAAAGCGGCGGTGCGGTGAAGAAGTCGTCGTCCCCCAGAGGCGGTGCGAAAGGTAAGGACGGCAGAGAAGCGGTCGCCGGTCTTCTTAGCGATTACTTGGGAGACCGGCTGATGAGAAGGTATAGGGAGGAAGCCGCTATAGACGCGCAGTTACGGCCTGTCAGTGCCGGGCCGTCACCATCGGTATCGGGCGTCCCGATGTACGCTAAGGGCGGCAGGGTTTCCGACTTCGGCTTCGCCAAAGGCGGCGGCACCAACTACGGCAAGGATTACCGCAAGGGGAAGTGACATGGCGACCTATCGCGGCGGCGAGGCACCGGATTACGAAGGCTTCCAAGAGCACCTCGGCAAGCAGGGTACGCCCGGCCTAGAGAACATCGAGGAGGAGCTGAACCTGTGGCCCGAGGCAGGCACCGACCGTACCCGACGCCCCGGCGAGAAGGGCTACATGAAGGAGCAGCACATCGCTGGCTCGCCGACGCCCCGGATTAGGGGCAACCTGCCAGAGCCTGTAGGTGTAGACCGTGACGAAAGCCAAGGTCGTGAACTCCCGCAGCGACCCATGGAATGGTACGAGCGGTCTCAGCCAAAGGGTACAAGCGCTGCAGGCAATTACGCACCCAATCCATGGGGGCCTTATCCCAAGCCGCCACCCGGCATATCAGCCGGGCGCGGCATGACCGACGCCGAGCTGGCCGAACTTCACCGAACCAACCCAGAGTATTACGGCGACCCAAAGGAGCAGTTTCAGCATGGCGGCATGGTCGAGCAGCCCAGCTGCAAGCACGGGTCGTCAACCGTTGTCACATGCAGGAGCAAGTGATGCCGCTGAAAAAGGGAACTTCCCAGAAGGTCGTCTCGCAGAACATCCGTACCGAGGTCGCGCATGGCAAGCCGCAAAAACAGGCCGTTGCCATTGCGATGGAGACCGCTCGGCGTAGCGGGGGCGGCACCGCTACTAAGCTGAAGAAAGCCAAGTAGAAATGGCCGCCCCCTCTGGCCGCGTCTACGACGCCTACGACCTAGCCTACTCGCGCCGCCCCGAGGTAAAGAAGAAACATGCCGAGCGTGTAAAAGCACGCCGCTGGATGATAAAGCGCTATGGCAAGGCAGCACTTGCTGGTAAAGACATCGACCACATCAGGTCGCTGAAGGCGGGGGGCACCACGACAATGGGCAACATCCGCCCCCGCGACATCAGTGAGAACCGTGCAGACAAAACCTATTACAATTAGGAGACAGCATGGCGATCTTCAAAAAGGATGAACCGGAGCAGAAGCTCCCCCCACCCCGCAGCCAATGGCCGAACCTCGAACAGCCGATCCGTGACACCACGCACGGCCATCCCGGCCTGCCACCCAAGGACTACAAGGCACCGAAGGAGCGTCGATGACCCCTCCGTATCGGATGATCGACCAAGCTACCGGTGAGACTGCCACCGGACCTAATGGGGAGGCGTGGGAGTACATCGACGTTCCCCCCGGACATAAAATGGAACTTTTCGATACCACAGCGACCGACGGATCGCCGTGGCCTCGCGTATCCCCCAGTGAGATCGTGCGACCGGGCGAGACGCCTCCGATCGAGCCACCGATCGAACCGCCGATCGAGCCGCCCATTATTCCACCCGTCATCCCGCCAACAGGTGCAGGCATGGACTATCCGACCAATGAGCAGCAGCTGAACGAGTGCCTCCAGATGTACGCGGCGTCGACCTACGTCGGCGTGCTTGACCCGAGGGTCAACATCGAGACCACCTCGCCGATCGTGCTACAGGCACCGGGCTCGGGCGTGCCGTGGGGTGTAAACGGCAACTATGCGAAGATCACTTACCGAGGATCGGGCGATGACCTACTTAGGATCGAAGGGACTAATGGCGTTAACAATCGAGGTCTCACCATCCGCAATCTCGTCCTCGATGGTGGTGACGGCGGTAACATGTCGGGTGGCGGCGCTGCCGCCTGCCTGCGCGTCACTGCTCCCTTGGGAGACAACGGACCCATTTACCGTTTCGGCATCATGGACGTCTTCACCAGCGGATCAGTCAACGGACTGATCCTCGAAGGCGGCGTCTATGAAGGTGAGCTTCGAGGATTGTACTGCGAGAACCACACGGGCGATGGCATCATCCTGCGCCACCTTCCTGCGTCGGACGTGGCTAAGGGGCCCATCGTTAGCAACGTTCTGATGTGGCACATCAACTCCTCCCGCAACTACGGCGCGGGTCTCCGCACGGTGTATTCCGTATACCTCTTCGGCGGCAGCTTCATCCTCAACGGTGGTGGGGGTGTCGTCGCTCCCGATGGTATTCGCGGCGCGTGGGGCTGTAATGGCGAGAATACGGGCGGTGAGAAGCAGTGTGTGTTCGACGTGCCGTCAAATGGATATGGTTCGGTGATCGTCGGCGGCGAGGCGTCGAGCGACGGCGCTACGCACTGCCGCAAGTGGAACGGCAGCGACTGGGAGAGCGTTGGCAAGCCACTGCTCTATTACATTGCCTGCGATGACAACGTGATCCAGCAGGCCAACCACGTCAGCTACTATGGTGGTGGCGACAACCCGATGCGTGTGAAAGCATAAACCCCAAACCTGAAAGGAACGTACCCATATGCTTGCTTACATCCGTGCCGTCGGAACCGACGGCCTCTACGTTGTCCAGCCAGTCGACCCGGTTGATCCCGGCTTTGGTCATCCGGGTGGCGGTGTTGATCCCGGCTACGGTCAGGGTCGTCCGGGCGGTCGTCCCGATCAGGGCTTGCCGGGCGGACGTCCGGGCATCCCGAGCAACGAGCTGCCTGATACGCCGCCGCCCAACCTCGCACCGGGCTGGACGCTCGTACTGATCCGGCATGACGGCCAGTGGCAGTACGCTGCCATCGCGCCGGGCTCGCCGCCGCCGCGTCCGCTGCCGAACCCGCCGGAGCATGTCGGCGGTCGTCCGCCGGGACAGGGCATGCCGGATCGTCCTGATCAGGGCCTGCCGTCGGGACCGGGCCGCCCTGACAACACCTTGCCGGGTCAGCCGGGTGGGCCGACCTACCCGTCGGGTGGACCGGTGCCGCCGATGGTTGGTGGTGGTCCGATGCCAACGCCTCCTCCGATGCCGGGTCAGCCGCTGCCGCCTACGGCAGAGCCCAAGCGCTAAAACAAAGAACCCCCAAATCAAAAATTTGGGGGTTCATTTTTTTAAGTTTTATCTATTTGACATCCTTATATCCATATAAGGTTCACGGATCTGGGCCATCAGCGGGCTCTCGCCCTCATCGCTCTCGGTGATCTCAGCATGCACCTTGCGCAGCCGTTCCACAATGTCGGTCATGGCTTGCGGTCCCCGAGTGCGCGACGCAGAACATCAGGGAACTCATCTATCGTTCGCTCATAATTATCCACCAGCTTCCGCAGCCGTTCGATCTCGTCGGCGGCTTCATCGAGAAGCGGGCCGGTCACCATCTTTTGGTTGTCGATGTGCCATCCAGCCTGCTTGCGCAGCCGTTCCACGATGTCGGTCATGGCTTTACCGGCCCTCACGGTGCTCGACTTCGTTGACGGCCTCGACCAGCTTGCGCATTTCGGTGAAGTTCTCACCTTGGCAGATGCCGCCTTCACCCGTGCGCATGATGACGTAGGTCACTTCACCGGTATGGGTGACGAAGCGTTCCAGTCGGTAGGGATAGTCATACATCGGTCTCTCCTGTCAGTCGTAGAGGTTCATTGCACGCCAGACTGAGATCGAATTCCAAGACGATCTCCTTGGCCCCGGTAAACTGCTCCCCGCAACCACCGCCGATCGTGCGCTGGTTCTTCGAATTGCGGATGCAGTAATGATGTTGGAGCAGCGTCGCTCTCATCTGCTCGTAGCTCCAGCGATCGTGGGAATACGCCTTCAGCTTAGCCTCGCTGACCCACAACAGCTGCTCCTTGATGGCATAGCGGGCGACAAACTCGTTGACGCCGAAGATGTACTGGCTGTTGTGAACCATCATCTTCCCCGGATTGCCCTTCTTGGGCATGGCGTCGGTGATGATGCGGTTGCGGATTTTATCGTTGAGGAACTGACCAATACGGTAAAGCTGAGTTGCCGGGTCGTCGGCATCGACGTTCATATCCTTCACGACGACGCGCTGGTTGCGGTAAATCTCCAGCAGCTTCCGTTTCATCGCAACAATATCAAAGTCCACCAGCTCCAGCGCCTTGGCCAGCCGTGCACCGACAAGGATTGTCGTAATGGCAGCGAGCCAGTAGCGTTCATCGTGTTGGTAGTTACCGATCTCGATGCGCAGTTCTTTCATCACGTCGAGCACCAACTGCTTGAGGCCCTCATGTTTCATGCCCAGCACTGCGCAATAGACCACGGCGGCTACGCCAAAGTTGCTGTCGAGCAAGTGCTTACCGACGGCAACCTCCTCCGGCATCGCATTCTGACCGAGGTTGGGCATGGGGATTTCCAGCACGCGTGCTGCCTGTGCGTTGGTGTCCCGTCCGCTGGACGACTGCACCAGCGACATGTTGGCGGCGCTGACCATGATAGTGCAGCACTCGCCACGGGCCTGCTGCGTGCCTCTCTGGGTAAGACGATCCCGGCCGCTACCTGACGAGGCGTCGAGGATCAGCTTGGCGAAGTTACGGCCTCGAACACCTCGATCTTCCTCGGTCAGCATCTCATCAACGTAGAGCGGCAGGTTGTTCAGGTCGGTCATTTTCTGATTGATCGAGTTGAGCGTGGTGTTCTGCACGCGTGCCTTACGCTTGCTCCATACCGACTGAGCAATCTCGATCGCTGCCGACTTCCCCTTACCTGAGCCCGACGATCGGGCGTGAACGACGAGCCCGTCGACCATCGTGAAGATGACCAGCGGCGCGGCGAACGCTGTAGCGATCAGGATCTCGACCTCGGTGTAGCCCTTGCCGATCAGAGGACCGATCGCCTTCTTCCAGTTGTCGAGGGTGCCCACCGGTGCATCAGGCTGATGCCCCGGCATGCGATGTGCGCCCGCCTGATCGAACGTGTGGCCACACGCAGCGAACCCGGTGATCTGGCCGGGCGTGGGCATGATCCAGCCGTTCTTGTTCTGTTGGAATACCAGCCTGCTCTGCTGGATCGTCGTTGCCCAGTCCATGCACGTTTCCATCGCTAGTTTGGGGTTCTTGCTGGTCAGCAGCCGGTTGCCCGTGACCTTGAGAAATTCCTTCTGGTTCTGGATGATGCCAATGGGAATTTCAGCGTGCGTACGACCGCCGACGTCACTGGTACGGCTATCGAAGTCGACCCGCAGGTGAGCGTCACCTGCCACCGAGATCACCTGCACGTCGTAGATCGGCACGGTGAAGGCTCGCTTGCCGTCCTCGTTTGAGACGATGTAGCCGTCGTCATCACGGTGGATCTTCTCGGTACGGAAGATGATCGGCGTGTCCACGCCGTCGGCGTAGGTCGTGGCGCTGCCGTTGACCTTGCTGCGGACAGCGAAGTGGATCGGCGACTTGCCCTTGCCGTAGTGCGGGCAGGCTTTGCACACCTCGGCTGCTTCCGGCCCGGTCTGCTCGAACGTCGTGCAGTGCGGCCAGCCCAGCGCCTCGACCTTATCGAACTTGTCGTCGGCGTCGGCCTCGTCGTAGTCGGAGTGCTTGAAGCTCAGCCAGTGGAAGGCGTCGCGGCCGTCCTGCAGGTAGTGGCAGAGCTTGGCGTGGACGTACCAAAGCGGCTCGTGATCTGTCGCCCCGCCCTCGCTGAGGCTGCGGCGCACCAGCGGGCACTCCCCCGCCACCAGCTCGACCGAGGTTGCTTCACGGGACTGTTCAAGGTCAGCCTGTGCCCGGTCCGCCTCCTGCGGGTCGACCGGCGGCATGTTCTTGGGTGGTGGGCCGAGGTGGCTGAGGTCGATGCCGTTACCGTTCGGCCGTCGATATTCTGCTCGAACAGGGGAATAGTTTTGTAAAGCTGTGACCACCGCCTCGGCTGTCATGGTGGTGCCAAGGTCTAAGACCCTGCACTCCGCTAGGTTATTGGGGTCCTTGCGGTTGAAGCTGGTCGGCATCCGCAGGATGCGCACCGGGTCGGTGGTGACACCCCAGTCCGCCTTGAGGCCGTGGGCCTGCGCCGCCGCCACCAATCTCCGCGCAAGATTGTTGCGCAATTCCGGTACCACCGGCTGGTCGAAGGCGATGTAGGCATGGATGCCCGTGCCAGTACTGACGATTGGGCCGGGCAGGAGCCCGATCTGTGCGCAAAACGGCAGCCAAGCGGCCAAAGCTTGGCGCTGGGAGGAATAGCGGTCTGGCTTGACGTCGAGGTCAAGGACCAGAGATTTGTACCAGACGGGCTTTATGCCCTTCCTGAGCGCTCGCAAATATCTGACGCTGTGCTCACGATCATAGTCGTTGACCGCTGCGCAGCAGAAAAAGACCTCAGCCTCTATGCGGTTAAGGTAGTCGACGAAGCTCTGTGCTTCGGCCGGGCCCTCGGGTCCGGCGAAGGCGCGGCCTCCACCCCGGAACGGGGTGGCGATCGTCCCGCCAAAGGCATGGACGTTCACATAGCTGTCAGGCGGATCGGCTAGGCTCCACGCCACGACCCGGTGCAGGAATGCCTGCACAGGATCGGGCGTGAAGGTGCCGCCACCAAACGGTGACGTCGCCATAGAGTGCCCCCCGGTTAGTGGTTAGGGCTTCAGCAGCTTGTCGATCCGATCGTCGAGATCGGGCGGCGTGTCTCCGTCGTCATCGGACTGGTCGTCGGGGGGTACCGACGGCTGGCCCAGTTGCTGGGTGAAAGGGGTCGCCTGCGCCGGAGGGGTCGGCGCAGGCGGCGTGACCGCTACCGACGGCTGGTTGCCGTTCGGCGTGACGGGGGAAGACCGTCTACGGCCACGCGTAGGCTTGCCGCTGGCGGCTGCCAGCTCCGCCTCAAGGCGGGCGATCTTCTGCTCCGCCGTCTCAGCGGCAGCCTCCGGTGGGGGCTGAACGTTGGCTGCGGGCTGAGGCTGTTGCGTGTAAACGGGCGGTGCGGCTGGTGGCACGGCTGCACCGTTCGTCCCCGGCGGCGGAGCGGGGTTGAACGCCGTTTGCTGGACCATCGCAGCGTGGTGCTGCTGCGTTGGCGTCTGCGGTGGCGGGAAGGGCACCACCTGTGCCGTCACCGGACGCTCGGCCGGGTCAGCCTGACCGGGATCAGCCGTCACCTCGACCAGCTCCTCGGACAGGATCCGATCGACGATCTCGTGGGTCTGCCAGTTCAGCACTTCCTGCATCTGATAGTCGTCGAGCACGCCGACCGGGGTGAAGATGAGCTTGGGGAAGGCCGCCTGCGGGTCGAACGACAGGCGCATGCGCAGCGCGAAATAGTTGTAACCCTGCATGTGCAGCTGGTTCTCCAGCTCGGACAGGCCAGCGAACGAGGACGGCGGCAGCTTCAGTAGCATCGGGCCACCAAAGCCCTCGTTGCGAATGTCATCGGCAGGCACGATGGCCAGCCGCTTGCTGTCGGCGCACGCCTTGGCGTTGCGGCCGTCGTCCATCTGGCGCGAGCCGAAGGCGTCCCACTTGCAGCCCCGGCAGGTCTCGTTCTGCCGCTTGGGGGCAGCCGGGTCAGGCCGTATGCCGTTGGTCGACCAGCAATCGGGCTGACGGAAGTCACCCTCCTTGTACTTGTCGAGATAGAACGTCTTGCTGATCGCCGTGGCCGACTTGACGATGATCACATCGACGGTCGGGATCGCGCCGAGGATGGCACCGTTGGCGTCGCGCGCCAGCAGCTGCTGGGTCTTGCCACGGTACCGGAGACCCCACGTCTTGCCTTTGAAGGTCATCACGGCGAACGACGCCTTGATGCCAGCGGCGAGTGCCCGTGGATCGACGATCGAGTGCTGGACCAATTGTGACTGCTGACCGAGACCGGCGATCAGCTGAGCAAGGTTACGCGGTGCTTGGTTGGGGTTGTACGGGGTCGGTGGTTGGCTCATGACTACTCCTTCTCTCCGGGGCTACGAAAGCGAACGGCAGTAAAGGTCGAGGCGTTGACGCCGGGTGGCGGTGAACCGTTACCGACGGCTTCGATGAACTCAAAAACGGCACGGGGGTTGGCTTTCCAATCGACAAGCTCGAACATGCCTGTCTCTTCCACGAACTGGCGGAAGGCACCACGATCTTGGATCGTGGCCCGAGGTGTGGTGGATTGGTATGCAGTTCCGCTGGGCGTGGCGACGCTATCAATGCCAGCATCCTGCATGTGCTTCATCAACTGGGCTTCGATCTCGCCCATGATGGTAGTGTAGGGACGCAGCTCGTCCTTGTGGCGTGCTTCCATCTCACGCTTGCGGTCACGCAGCTTGACGTACTGGCCGATCAGCTTGTCGACGTCCAGCAGCGGCGCTTTGCTCGCCGAGGTACTCTCGGCGGCACGATCAGTTCTATTCATTTGACGTCTCCTGTATTGCTAACCTAATCCCACGATGCGTCTTCAAGCAAGTGGAGAAAGCTATCTTGTTGGAGCAGCCGATCGGTCAGCAGTTTGTAGACCTGCCGCTCGATCGGCGTGCTCGATAGGTGAATGAAAAGCTGTTTGTGTTTTTGCCCTACGCGCCTGATGCGCGCGTTGCATTGGTCGTACGTCTCGGCCGAGAGGGGAGGGCCGAACCATACAACGGTGTCAGCAGCCGTCAGTGTGAGACCGTGGCTGATGCACTTCGGGTAGACCACGAGCGGTGAGGGATCGCTGGTGTTCTGGAATGAGTTGAAGATGATGTTGCGTGCCTTGGGTGACGTACCCCCATGGATTAGATGCGGGGTGTATTCTTTTGCACATAGGTAATCGTAGACACCCTGCAGGGCATGCAGATAATTGACGAACACAATGACCTTGCCCGTGGCGGCATCTATGATGTCGGCCAGCGCCTGCAGTCGTGCCTCGCCACCGAGATCGTGCTCTACCCTGTTCTTGCCGTAGACCCAGCCTGCCGACACCTGCAGCAGCTTGTTCATCAGCACACCGGCATTCGCCGCCGTCACTTCCCCGGCAGCGATCTTGGCCAAGGCGTACTTGCGCAGCATGTCGTAGGTCTTCTGCTGGTCAGGGCTCAGCGCCGTCTGCATCGGTGGCGGCACCACCGCCTCGGGCAGCTCGGTGATATCGTCGAGGGTGTAGCGCACCGAGGGCTGGAAGTAGTTGAACGCACGCTCGATCGCACCGGGCTTGTTCACCCACTTCCACTGCGTCAGGCGATACATCAGTTCATCACGCAGGTGGGTGAAGTGCTTGGGCACCCGTGCTGGAGTGATCAGCTTGATCTGATTGTAGATGTCGGTGACGTAGTTGGGCATCGGTGCCCCGGTCATGCCCCACACCGCTGGCTTGTTGGCGACAACCTTGGCGGCGATCTTGGTACGCAGGGTGTTGTTGCGGTAGACCGCAAGCTCGTCGAGGATGATGACGTCTATGTCGGCGCGGTCGACAATCTCCTTGGCGACGATGCGCAGGCCATCATGATTGATGATGTAGACGTCAACATCATCGGCCAATAGTTCGCGCCGCTTCGCAGCGGTGCCGTGCAGCACGCGCGACGTCAGGTGCGGAGCAGCCTTCAATATTTCAGCCTGCCATGTGAACGACATGGTGGAGAGCGGGCAGACTACCAGCAGCTTGTTCACCAGCCCGAGCTTCTTCAGGTAGTCGAACGACCACAGCCCGCATCGTGTCTTGCCGGTGCCCATGCTGTTGAGTACGTACGATCTTGGGTTCTCCGTCATGCTCTCGCAGGTCAGCACCTGAATGTCGAACGGCTTGCCGCCATTCCAGTCGTAGGTGGTACGGATTGAGGGCGGTACGTTATAGCCCATCGCGCGCAGCGGGATGGTGGTGCGCGGCGTGTGCTCCAGCACCAGCTTGCCGTCGACCGGCAACACCTCAGGGAAGATCGCTTTCAGGCCCTCCGTAGCATCGACGGTCAAGGATCCAACGTTCATGGCGCTTCACCCAATCCTTGAATGCCTGCAAGCCTACGGCCCCGGAGATGATGAACACCGTGGCCCCTGAATAATACATGTTGCGGCAGGTCAGTCGCTGCTGTGGTGTCAGCCACTCTCCCGGCGCTTTCGTCTCGATCGCTACGAAGTGCCCGGCAAGGCAGAGAGTATAGTCCAGTGAGTTGCGCTTGCCGTAGCCAGTCGGTACGAACATCGAAGTGTACATTTCGAAGCCGTGTATGTCAAGGTATTTCGCCAGTTCCTCAAGGTAAGAGGAAACTAATTTCTTTACCCGACCTTCTGGCGTCATTAGATCGGCCCCGTTGAAAAATTGGCGGTTGTCGGAATACAGTTTTATCTACTTAACGCCTTATAGGCATATAAGGCTATTGCTCGCCCCGCATTGTCTTTCGACCATGTAGCAATGCGTCATGCACGATCCAACGAATGATCTCAGCAGCTTTCGCAGGGTCGGGGTGTTCCTCGCCCATATAATTTTCGACGGCTTCCAGCGCTGCCATAAGACGCACTACCGTCTTGAGCAACCCGCTTTCCGTCCAGTACGAACCGCTATCCATTTAGTCCTTTCCCGTGGTACTCGCACGCCGTCACACCACAGTGCCGCTTGCACAAGCCGGACGGACGGGGCGGAAAGTGGTCATTGACGACTGCACGATTGAGCACCCCGGCAATCTCGTACATCTGCGGGGCGAATTCGCGCAGATCCTCCCGCAGCATGTCGAACGCGGTCGAGGTGTCCTCGTTCAGGTAGACGTATTTGCTGGTGACGTTCCGTACCTGCGGGAAGTGCAGGAAGATCAGCAAGGCGGTGAGGCGCAGCTGGAAGTTGGGCGGTAGCAGGGCGTATCGGGCATCGGGCTCCTTGCCGGTTTTCCAGTCGATGCTGAGCGCGTGCTCGCCGTTCACCACCAGCATGTCGGCCTGTGATCGCAGCCAAACCTTCTTCTTGCGATCGAAGTACTCGCAAGGCTCCAGCCCGAACGTGCAGGCCATCTTGTATTCGGCGAATACCCGGTCGCCGGGCTGCCGCTCCGGCACCCACTTGGCGTAGTGCTTGGGGATCGCCGTGCCGTTCTCGATGAAGTCGGCCATCGCCTTATGCACGCGGAACCCTTCCCGCATGTTCTCATTCTCGGGTTCCTTGATGATCTTGGCGATCTCGTAGGCGTGGAACTTACGCGGGCAATTGTAGAACTTGTCAGCCTGCGAGAACGACCAGTGCCGTCGTTCGACGATCGGCCGACCGGTGCTATCCGTGCGCGTTAGAGTGTTGTCCATTGGATACCTGCCGCATCGTGTGTTCGGCGTTCTTCTCGGCGTGGAAACTGGTGAAGTCGGAAACCGAGATCAGGATACGCCCGCTCGGTCTATGTCGCCATCTGTAGTGGCTCTTTGTTGTCTCGCCGACAAACTCAAAATCGTACCTCGCAGCCATCTCCTTCAGCGTTCTCAGTACTTTGGATTTGCGGGCCATGGTTCCTCCTATCTACTAGATATGGTATCAAATGGGAACTTTCAAGTCACGCCTTATGCGTGAGCTGATCCTGCCGAACAGGCTCGACAATCTGCCAGTCATCGGACAGCAGGTCGGCATGACTGCTGCAGTAGGGCATCAGGCCGTCATACTCGGTCTTGATCCACAACGACGGCTCAACGCGATAGCCGCCGCCATACTTGTGTGGCACCTGCATCCCAGCGTCGGGCACCATGAAGAGCCAGATCTTGTCAGGCCAGCTATTGCGCCTGACATTCTTGCCCAGCTTCAGATTGAACAAGGCGTCTTCAAAACTAATTGGCTTAGGCATGAATAGCTCCGAGATTACCCGTCAGCCACAGGATCAGCAGGATGATGAGGACGAGGCCGACGACGCCCCCCAACCCGTTGTAGCCGTACCTGCCGTAGCCCCAGTAGCCGCCACCGAACAGCACAAGCAAAAGCAAGATGATAATGATCAGGGTCATTGCAACCTCCTAGAGGGCGAAGCACTCATTACGCGGTTCACCTTCACAGAGCCCAACATGGACCCAGTGTGCACCTCCACCCGTCTCGTCGATCAGCTGATCAATTTCGAGATCGGCAAGGTGAGGCGTGACGGCAATGCAGATGTCAGTCGGCGTGCCGTAGTCGGGAATGACGATATCGGCCGCCAACCCATACCGATGGGCGCTGTCAGCGACCCCGCCCACCTCCTCGTTTAGTGCTTCGCAGCGGTAGCCGGAGTTCACGATCACGGGGTAGCTGCCACACAGTACGCGGATTTCCTCCAACACATCACATAGGCGCTTGAGATTGGCCTCGATCTCGGGCGGCGGCGTGTTGTCGATGCCGCAGGCATTGGCGGTATCGGAGTGGCACATCTCGGCCAAGGTGAAATGCTCAGTGAGATACCCCTCGGGCAGCTCGCTCATGGGCTTGCTCCTCTTTGATATGGTCAAGGGCACGCTGGGCTTCGTCGAGGACATACATGGCCTCGGCGAACATCTTGCCCTTCTGCTTCTCACGCGCAAAATTGACCGCCGCCTGAGCCATGCGGGCGTGTTTTTCGAGGGCGCGGATCAGAAGGCCGTAGTTCATGGCGGAACGAAAAAATGGGCCGCCTTATATGAATATAAGGCGGCCCGAAACGACGGTTGCTGCGTTACAGGAGATGGGCAACCGCCCCCTCTACGTTGCTCGTACATAAGATAATTCTGGCTCACTTACAATCCCCGTAGCGCTGTCCGACACCGCTCTCGACGTCGAGCGGCAGGTCGGATGCCCATGATGGTGGGCGTCGCATCTCCAGCTCCACCCACATCTTGGCGTGTTCTATATTTG